GGGTGATATGGAAATTGCCATCAAGATAGATGATAACGACTTAGGTTCTGAACCTGTCGTTGTGAAATCTACTGTTTATGAACAACTTTATATAGTTAAATCCTAATCGCTTTTGGGCATAAATAGATAGAATATGACAGTAGAAGAATTGATTAACGAATTATCAAAGGTAGAGGATAAGACTATGGAAGTCAACTTCCCTTATTCTCATGGTACACAAGAAAATGGGCAACCCATGAATGTTGATAGTGTATCAGTATATGATGATTGTGTTATACTTTATGATTAACCATCCTGCAAAGGATACAAATATACGTAATAATGAAGAAGATTAGTACAGAACGTTTGGCAGAGCTTCTTAAAGCTGAATACAAGTTAGACTTGTTGGAAGCAGGTGGAGTTGACAACTGGGATGGCTATGATGTTAGCCTTAGTTGCGAGTATGACGATGAAACGGAATCTTACTTTGATTTCAAAAAGAAGTCAGACGAGGAAATTACCTCTGAGTTTGAAGATGTTGAGTAACTAACCACCCTCTCCCTTTTACAGGAGAGGGTAAAAAGAAGAGAATATGATAATTTTATTAAAATTAGGAATCTTTCTTGTAATTGTTACTATTGGTCTAGTAATGGCACTTAAAGAGTTGGAAGATGAATAAGAAGAAAGTTAAAGAGTTATCACTTGATGTGCTAACCAATATCAAAGAAGCTATAAGCAGAACTGATGATGTCCTTTTAAGCCTAACTTTAGCGAATATAGCAAGCAAAATTGCGCTGATTGGCGTAGAAGTAAATAAGTCAGACTGGGTATCTGTTGCGGATGAGCTTCCTCCTTATGAAGAGGACGTACTTGTGTGCAATAAAAATGAGCCTGATGAAATTTGGTTCTCGTATAGAACAAAAGAAAGCTGGGTTGAGACGGATAAGAATGGTTTTACAAAACCATTAAATTGCTTTCCTATCACCCATTTTCGTAAAATTGATAAATTGGAGGATTGAGTATGACAAGAGAAGAAGCTAAAGCGTTTTATCCTATTCTGCAAGCTTTTGCAGAAGGAAAGATAATAGAAACAAGAAGAAAACCAACCGCAGACAACAACGGAGTAACAAAAGATGGTTGGTTTGAGTTCAATGATTGGACTGAAATGAAGGAACTGGAATATTGGGTAAACGTGGATTACCGAATCAAGCCAGAGCCAAAGTACAGTCCATTCAAGGATGCAAATGAGTGCTGGCAGGAGATGTTGAAACACCAACCTTTTGGGTGGGTTAAAACAGAAGAGGGGTATGAACAAATTTTTCATGTAAATGAAGGCGATGATTTTAATTCAACATTTAAATACTGTACATTTGCTGATGGCACTCCATTTTGCGTAAATGTGGAGGAATAGTTATGGATAAAAACGTTTGTGATAGTAAAAATATACAATTCATACCGATTCGCAAAGTGGAAGTATTTGGAAGTGATAAAACATCAGTAATATGGAAAAAAAAAGATGTTGCGGCAACTGCCATTGGTTTGACAACGAAGACGTTTACGGCGTAGGATGGTGCGGTAATAACGAGCACGAATCATCTTGCGACCAAGTATGTGATGAACATGAATTTTAAACTTTAAATATTTAAATGGAAAAGATTTTTAGACATTTCAAAGGAGGTTATTACAGATTTATCACTGAGGTTACAAATAGTGAAACTCAGGAGAAAGAAGTTGTTTATCAGGCTCTCTATGGGGAGCGCAAGGTTTGGACTCGCCCTGCTGATATTTTCTACGGTAAAGTTAATGTTGGAGGTGTAATAATGAACCGGTTTACCGAAGTTGTTGGTGAACCAGTCTTGTTTAAGAAAACGGACGAGAATGCTATTATGCCAACTAAGGCGCACGATGATGATTTCTGCTACGACTGCTATGCTGTATCAGAAATAGAGATTTACCCTAATGTATGGAAGTATGGTCTAGGATTCGCTTTACAGATTGAAGACCAAAAGAAACCTGTTGACATTTCAAGATGTTTTACATTTCGTTCACGTTCTTCTATATGTAATACAGGAATGATTCTTAGTAATGGTATTGGTACAATAGACAATTATACAGGCGAGATTTCTGCTGTCTTCTATCACGTATTTCCAAAAATGCCGCGATATAAGGTTGGTGACAAAGTGGTACAATTTCATCTTGAAACTTGTGACAACATCATGTTTATAGAGACGGATGAGTTAAACAAAACAGAGCGTGGCGATAACGGCTACGGCTCTTCTGATAAGAAGTAGCCTATGAACGTACTTACAGACGAACAGAAAAATTACATAAAGGAGCATCCGTGTGAGTCACCAAGCAAATTGGCAAAGTCATTCGGATGCACCGTACAGACCATCTACTGGTGGCTACATAAGCTGCACGGAGATTCCTTTATCCAAAGTAAGAAGGAGGCGAAGGAGGAAAGGAATCGGGTTATCCGTGAGCTCTATCCGACTCATTCGGCCACAGAGGTAGGAAAGAGGCTTGGTATAACAAAAGCTTCGGTCAACGAACTTGCAAAGAGACTGGGGGTCAAGCATACAGATGAGACTACGAAACGAATACAGAAGGAGAGTGCTGCTCGTACTCGCACCGATGACGCTAACAGAAAGAGACAGGAAACGCTGAGAAAGGTTCTTGCCGTCGAGAAACTGAGAGTTGCTAGCGGTTTGTCACAGAAGACAAAGCGAAAGTTCAAGACAGTTCCGGACAAGTGCATGAATGCCAGGAACTATCTCTGCCGCAAGTACAACTACTTCTACGACAAGGATTACGGAGAGCTGCTCACTTTGTTCTTCGACAGCGAAACTAGATTGCTGACCGACGAGCAGAAGAAACACTACGAAACGGAGTATAGCATCAAGTTTCTGCAAGCTGAAGAAGATTGATACACAAATGTCAAGAGGCGACTATCCATCACGGACGGTCGCCTCTTTTTTTGTTTTAACCAAATAATAAATATAAACAAAATCCATTAAGTTAAAATGAGAAAAAACTAAGAACGTTTGTGTAATTTCAACCTCCAGCATATCCAGCCCAAGATGGCGAGGATACCTATGAATAAACAGACAGATGATACCTTTCCGATGTTCAGGAATACCCTATCTGTCTTTGATAGTTGTTTCTCGACATATACTTTATCTTTCGATATTTTACTTATCACTGAGATTAAGGAGTCACACTTACTATGATATATCGCAGCACTATCCTTGTATTCCTTAAGGCTCGAAATACTATCTCTCAGTATCTGTACATCTTCCTGTGATATCTCGTGAAATTCGTAGTGGAATCTGTCTTCGCCGACTTTGTTTCCGTTCGCATCGTATTTCGAAGCTGTACTATCCCTTATATGGGTCTTCTCTTTCGTTGTTGACTTCACAGACTCCTTGTGCGAAGCCTTATACGATTCCAATTCCTTGATAAGTCTGACATTGAAAAGAGAATCCCACTTAGCCTCGTTACGCTTGTCTGTGACATACGTCTGCTTCTCTATCACGCGTTCTTTAGTCTTACATCTACAGAACATTGATAGAACCAGCATTGCCACAGCAGCGATGATCATTATCCTTGTTATCTTGTCAATAAGTTTCATAAGCTACTGAATTACAATCGTTACTTTTTCCTTTTTATTCCAAGCCGTTTTCATTGTCTGAATGAGCTTGTTTGTCCAGAATCGGGAATCGCTAACCCAACCTTTCTTGTCATTTTTACCGACAAGAATGCAACCTAACGTGTCTTTTGCAGAGTTACCGCTATGTATGCGTATTCCCTCAAATCCTTTAACATTCAGAAGCAATGGCAACATCTTCTTGAATCGGTTGGAGTATGTATAGACGCACTCGTAGCTTCCAACTGGTATTGCGGTCTCTCCGTACACCTTAACTCTCTTAATCTCTTCTGGAGACATATCTTGTCTCAATCCTCTGTCTGTGTCCTCTAAAGTGTTGCATCCGAACAATTTGCCATTCACGCACAGACGACTAATAGTATAGCCATCTTTTTTCCAAGCTCGATCAATTAATACTTCCATTTTTGTTTTCCTCCTCTTTTTTATCAAACTCCTGATTCAATCTCTCCAAGATAGGCTTCCAATAGCTCGGTAAGGCCTTCGCAAACTCAAACCTCAGAATGTAATAAATAACCCTGAATGAGATGTTCTTGGGGTACGCCTTAATGAGATTTTTGAACGCATTGCAGATATACACATAGCAGAATATATACGTAAGCATCTTGATTACAAATAGAGCTTCCGTACCGTCATTACAACCTAGCATGATGCCGTATATCACATAAACAATAGATACATAAAGCAGCATTTCCAAAATTGCGTTCTTGAACTTCGATGCAGAAAAGTTCTTGCATCGTACAACACTCACGCCGTCAGCTCGCATACCACAGAAGATATTGAAGCCAAAGGCAATAACCAACGCCAAAATAAAACCTTCCGTTGGCGTTGCAAAGGCAAGTATAGCGGAGAAAATAGTAACCCCTATCTGCCGGATCTGTGAAGAATCTAATAAATCTGTCATAATCTGTTATCCTGAATAATATATTAAAAAATAAAGTCCCGGTCTCTTTCTGCAAAGATAGCAAAAAAAGTCGAGACTTCATTCAGAATAACGAAAAAAATCAGATATTCAGATCATAATACGGCAGTCCTCCGTTCTCCAGGAAAGAAATGCATTCGTCGAAAATCTTTCTTTCGTAGTCGAGCGTATTGATTTTCGGGAACCATTTCTTTATCTTTGCGTCGTTGCGCCTTACCATTTCGCCCCAGAGAGCACACCAATCATTAATAGTAATGTTGTCATTCTTGACCTCATGCCAATAGTCTTTTGCAACATCTTTAGTATGAAGCTGCTCAATGAGACAAAGGTGCATATCTGCCATTTCTTCGTCATAATGACACGCACCAATCTCTCCCTTGACCTGCTTCATCATATCAAGCATTACGCTGTCGTTCATTCCGACTTCGCAACAATCTGCTATGATCGTAACACAGTTCTTGATAGCCTGCATGTCATTGCTAGCTATAATGTCTTCGAATACCTTTTTCATAACCGTATGTTTTTAATGTTACTTCAAGAAATACTCTCTGATGTCGTACACACCATCCTTGTCTTTCAACAAGTCGAGTGCAAGTACGTACTTACAGAACCATCGGAAGAACTTCAAGATTCTTCTGGAATATCGGTTACCATACTTCATGAGCATCCCCATCAGCTCCGTCACATCAATGTCCTTTATCAACCGTTGGACGTTACCATACTTCATGAGCATCCCCATCAGCTCCATCACATCAATGTCCTTTATCAACCGTTGGACTTCGGCTTCTTGTTCTTGTGTCATTGAAAAACCTCCTTTTGTCTATAGTTAATTGTTCATAATTCGTTGATTTAAATTAAATGATGGTGCAAAGATACACTTTTTTGCACAAATTCAACGAAAATGAGAATATTTTTGTGTTAAACTTTATAAAAAGTAACAATCTGAAAGTTCTATGTAGCTTAATTTTCGTATCTTTGCACATCAACCAAAACATTAAAATTATGAAGATAAAGATACCATTTAAAGGCAGAAGTCAAATGACGATGAAGGAGAAAATAGCTAACCCTTTGTCAGTTAAGGAAGCTCTAGAAATTGGCAAGGAAAGTATCATTCCTATAACTGATAGTTGGGGAAACGATATTAACCATTCTAATTTTAACAAACTTCCATTTACTGTTAGAATGTCGAAAGGTCTAGTAACGCAAGCAGAAGAGGAACGAAGAAAAGGTAGATATGGCTATCTTAGTGATTTAATACCATCTTTTCGTGGCTCTGATGCTCCATATTTTGCTAACAAGATAACAGAGTACAGCACACTTCCCTGATTGACGAGTAAAGCCTACCTTTATAAAATCCATACAACAAAATATTGGCGGCTACCCACGTAGAGTAGCCGCCATATTTGTTAGTTCCACACCATACGGATATGCCAAGTCTTGCCGTCGAAGATGATGAAGTTCCATTGCCCTCTTGTGCCGCAATATAGTTCTCCTTGACACAGAATAGATGTTACATGTCCAACTTCTCCGCCAAAATTAATTTTGTTTCCAGTGCCGGCAATAACGATGAACATCTGACCTACCTTTATGCCTTCGTGAGGAAATCTTATCGAGATTTCCTTGGTATTATTGCATACGATGATGCTATCAGTAGGTTGCAATGTATAGCTATCTGTAACATTATTGCTATTGTTGCCTTTATTTACGTTGCCACAGAAAGCACCGATAAACGCACCATTCTCAGCTCTAAAGTCACCATTCTTAGCATAAACCGCATAGTTATTCTTGCCGCCTGTAGCAGATACCTTCATGCCGATTGCACTATGACTAGAATTGCCAACTACGTTAACACCGATACCGCTAATATCAGCGTTGTTAACTGCGGAATTGTCTGCATCTACTTTGATTACACCATCATCCCAGCTAAAATCGTTACCAGTCTTCCTGCCATTATTTCCTATCCAGACAGAACCACCATTATCTTGCGAGCCAGAGCCTATATACAGACCATAATAATCAACGGTGAATGTTGACGATGCTATCGCGGTTGTGCCATCTGTATGTGCAGACATTCCGTAGAATTTAAAGTCTGTACCATCAGTATATGATGTGATTTGAAAAGATCCAAAACTTCCACCTGTTGCCGTGATAGTTCCCTTGAATATTCCATTGCCATCAGCGTCTGTGCTAAAGGTTTTGTCTCCGTTATTATTATAGAGTTTGAATTTGTTGGCAGTCATGGTAATACTACCATCGGTGATATTGATTCCCGTACGTGCCAATCCATCATTGATTTTTCCTACGCTGATATTTATGCTATCATATTGAACCTTTATTTCAGAGTACTGATTCTCTAACCCATCGGTTCTTTTTGCAGTCAATGTTATATTTCTTGCATTCTGATAGATTTGAGTCTCCATTTGCTTCAATCGACCATTGTCACCAACAAGTTCTCCGTATGTAGATGATAGTGATTCTAGGTCATAAGCCAATCCTCCGTACATCCTGACGAAAGACACCTCTATTGATAGCTCCTTGAAATAAGTGATTCCATTGTATTCTACGGCAATTTTAATAGAGCAACTACTTGCAGGATATCTTACATAAGATACTTTATTATCGTAAGTATAGTCATACATAATAACGCCACTTGAAAAGCAGTTCAGCGTACAATAATTATCTTGTTTTGTTATCGTAAGCTTGTCGCCTGTACTAATGTCAAAGTTCTGAGCAGCTACTATTTTTACGTTATAATCTGATGATTTGATAACGTTTCCACCTTGTCTAACAATGAGTGTGATAGTTTTATTCTTTTGTTCAAAATTACCTTCATAGTAGCTGAAAAGAATCTTCTCAACTGATAACTCGATATTCAAAGCATCCTCACCATCATCACCTTTCGGTCCCTGCACGCTTCCGAAGTCATGCCACATCTTCCCATCATGCACCCAGAGTGTGCCACCGATATTGTAGGCATCTCCCTCTGCTGCAACGTCAGAAACGAACGTTGTCGTGTTCTTGTAGTAGCATACGCAAGGGGTATTCCTTGGCGGTGTTGACTTATCATCTATATCGACAAGATACTTGCGGTTGACTGTTGCTACCGATGGGCTTGGCAGCTCACTTGCCTTAGAGTAATGAGCGTAGGCAGTACCCTTCGGTGTGAACTTTGTTCCGTTCGTTCCATCGTTAGGGAAGTAGCTCACGCATTTTTTGTTGAGAAAACTGATGTTAGTATCATTATAAGTCACCTTTACGCAACTCCAAAGATACTTGCCTTTGACAGCCGTATAGGACGAGTTGAAATTTGTATCTTTTGGCGGATTGGTAGAGCTGTCACCCAGTGCGTACAATTCCACAACCTGCGCAAAGTCATAGCACTCGCCAAGGCAGTATGCGCCTGTATAGTATGATGTGCCTTTAGTCAGAGTAGTCTTCGTGCAAGTCCATACATACTTGCCACTTTCAAGCGTCAGCCCACTGAAGTTGGTAATCCAACCTGTAGTTGGTGCGGTCGTTTTACTTTCGCCAATAGCAAACACCACGTCGGCACTGGTGATGCCTACACCATCAGTGCCGTCTTTTGGTTTCCTATGTAATGTTATTGATGCTGTCAACATAAGCACATAGTTTTAAGTTATACCTGATAACTAACAAAGTCTATCACGTCCTCGTTATCGTTTGCTATCTTGCCCCAAATATCCGTACCAACTTCTACTGATACTCCTTTCAGAGTTCCGAGCGGTGTCTTGTTGAGAGAACTGACGAAGGTATGAGTGAAAGTACCTTTAGCCGCCCATTCTTTTGTAATATCATCTCCTGCTTTTCCTGCCACAAGTCGGTATACCTTAGCCGTTACAGTCTGATTGTTCGTTCCGTCCCAGTCTTTGTCAACTGATGGTGTAAGTTCATATTCATCGCCAATATCGGTAATCTTGTGAAAGTCTGTCGCAAGAGCGGTCTTTTTACTATCTCCAGTCTTGTATGCAGAACAGTAGATACCACCGATGCCATCAACCATGTCACGTGTTGCAGTAAACTCCTTTGATGTACTATCTTGTAATGAGGTTCCCTTCTCGTCAAAGAAGAGGTATGAATATCCACTTGTAATCTCTCCGCCATCAATGAAGAAACGAGCTTTAAGCTTAGTCGAAGGATTTGCCTTGGAGAGAGTACAACCGCCCTCAATATACAGAGCTGCCGCACTACTACCAACTATCTGCAAGTGAAGCTCTGCGGTAGCCTCTGATTCGTAACTTGTGCTAGCGGCTTCGCCCGAACACTTAAAAGTAAACATATCGTTGCTAGTATTGCTAGCCGATGCAATATTATCAATGATTCTCAGCTTGTAGTTAGACGGATTGATAGCAAATCTAGTATCGCTGCACTTATAGAATCCTTCTGATGTAGCCGTAGTTGTAACTACCAACATGGTGTTATTGTAATACCATGTTCCGTTTGTAATGCTTGCAGTCTGTCCGTTTGTAGCGACAGCCTTTGGAACGAGGATAGGCTGATTTGCTGGTGTCTGAAAGTTAGGGGCTGGGGTTGAAGTCTTATCGTTCCAACCTTGATAGAGAGCCGCATTCTCAGTCTCAATGCTCAATATTACGTTCACACCCTTTTTTAATCGCTTAAGTGTGATACTTCCTGATAATGTTCCTTCCATATAATTTAATCTTTAAAGTTCATTAAATACTCTTCCAACCCTCTTGCACTATCGAACATAGTGCCTTTGAGTTGCTTTAATCTCTCACTCTCATCACCGACAAGCAACGATGTGTCCATCATTCCCTTCTCCGTGATAACCATCTTACTTTCTCCTTCGATATCAATGACGTTGTGCGTTATCACATCAAATCCAGCCAAGATAGCTTTTTCCTTATCTGCTAACACGTATCTCATATCAAATCTTAGTTAAAGATAAACGGATTGCCGTTCTCATCTGTGTATACGTTGCCGCTTGCATCAGTAGCAACCTTATACTCCTCCTTGTAGTCGTAGTCGAAGCAGGTTTCAACATAGTTATCCTTCTGCGTGTCGCCCATGGTAAGGTCAGACAAACGAAAAAATACCCCTCTTCCTTCTCCGAGATTCACATCAGATTCATAAGCAGTTGTACCAAGCAGCACCATCTTAATCACGTTCTCAGCGCAAGGTACATCATGGTCTTTACATTTTACGATAGCTTCCTGATACATAATATCTGTATCTGGATAAATATCGCTCTCAACGCTCGGCTTTACTGATATTGCCTTATGCAATCTGTTGACTGTGCAGATAGTCTTCAAGCAAACCACCTTACCGCCAACAAGCACTTTAAGGAGATAAGTGGCTGCATTAGGTACAAGACGCAAATCAAGGGTCATACTTGTAAGGGATAATGCTTGTACCTCATAACCGACGCTCATCTTCACCTCAGTTCCGCTATCTGTGCGGTAGAGTTCCAATGTATAGCCGCTTGTCTGAATATCTTTTCCCTTGCGAACTCGTATTGCTGCCGTGCGAAGATACTGCTCTCCGTCATTAATCTGCTGCTCAGAGAGTAATGATGCAATTCCGTGACTTACCTGATAGTCATGTAATAGCATATTATCATCAATGCAGGAATACATGAGGTTAAGCGGATAATCCGTTTCCACACTCCATGAATCCTGTGCGGCTTGAACCGTATATAGCGTTTTCTCGTCACTCTTTACTGGCACAAGCTCATTATTACGGAAGTCGAGCAACTGCCCCTCAAAACGCAACTTTACACGCTCGTTCAGACCGATATTGCGCTTGATAATAAGCATTCCCTTATTGTCTCCACTCGTAATGATAGAGTACTTCCCATTCCAGCTTGTTACGCTCTCAATCCTCTGTCCGTCCACATACCATTGCATCTGTGACAGATGGGCGTTACTTCGGGTATTGCCCTGCCAACTGCCATCCCTTGCTGATGCGCTGACGACAGGGCAGATACCGCAAGGAACTGCTGCCGTACCCTCTCGGTTAGGCTGCCATTCACCACCGCTATAGAGCTGCGTAAGTGGCGATTCTGGGGTGGTGCATGTCAGCGAGCATCCAGTAACCAATGGCGCATATCTGCGTCGCATGAATTTCTTTTCCGTTCTCATATCTTATCTGTTTATAAGTGTAGAACAATCACGTTACTCGATTCCGAGTGTCTTGCAGTCGTCATCAACGATAGCCTTCAATCTTACTCGCTCTGAAAGGAACTCCTTATAAGCAGCAGTCTTGATGGCTATCTCTGCCTTATCAGTAGTGATGCCAAGCTGAATAGCATTATACTCGTTGATGAGCTTCTGTTCCTGATTACCATCCCACTTATCAGCAATGACCGCTTCGGTAATCTTATTAGACGTGATGGGTTCCCATACAATCACTTCCTGGCACTCGTACTGAGTTCTTGATTCCGCACCCGAAGACTTCTCTGTTGATTCTGCCTTCACCGCCTTGATGTCGTAGTGATAACGGTGACTTCCGTTTCCTACTGCCTCCAATACAGAAGGCTCATTGTCGTAAATTACTTTCATATCGCAATCTTTTTAAAATTATAATTATGTATATCGTGGAACGCACCTATCTTCTCCAACAGATGTCTGCTATCGCTGTGAGCCGTCCACCCTAGCCAAGGGCTTATCCTCATCTTCAGTGCATCCTCCTTGATTCCTTTCTTTCTTGCGGCTTTCATTTCCCTACATAGGTTCTGCTTCGTCCTCTTACGCATAAGTTTCTGCTTGCGGAAGAACTGATAGCCTACATAGTCCAATGCACGACCGCTCTTATCGTATCTGTTTATACCGATTTTGAATATCTGCCAATTTTCTTTAATCTTTAGCTTCAATTCTCCTTCGAGCTTGCATTTGATAGCTTTGCGAACTTTATGCAATACTTCTTTATTTTCCGCAAAGAATGTTATATCATCTGCATATTCTGTACTCTCGACTTTCAGCACTTCGTTCACCCAGTGCATGAAGTAAGCAAGATAAAGATTAGCCAAATACTGACTTGAATAGTTACCTATCGGCAATCCATCTGTAGAATCTATAATCTCGTCAAGAAGATTCAGCACATCAGCGTCCTTTATCTTCCGTCTGATAATTCTCTTCATAACCTCATGGTCGATGCTAGGGTAGTACTTTACGATGTCTATCTTCAAGCAATACAGAGGTCTGTCAATAGGATGCCTTCTTATAATCTCACCAACCCTTCTTGCGCATCCTTCTATTCCTCTGCCCTTGATGCAGCTATATGTGTTGTACGTAAATACGCTGCGCCATATAGGTTCAAGGATATTCAGTATCGCATGGTGAACGATTCTGTCGGGAAAGTATGGTAATCTGTATATCACTCTCTCCTTCGGTTCATAGATGGTGAATACGTCATACTTTGATGTTCTGAACGTCTTATTTTTCAGCATCTCATGCAGCTTCAACAGATTTTCCTCTCTATTCTTATCGAACACTCGCACACCATAGGTATTTCTCTTTCCCTTCCTAGCCTTTTCGTCAGCTAATCTGAGATTATCCATTGATATGATTTTCTCGTAGAGATAACCAATCCTTTTCATCTTTTTGCTATTTTGCTTCCTTACTCCGAGTCTTCGACTATCAGCGATATTTCTGATACCTACCAACACGTTTCTGAGTTCCTAAATTTTTCACCAAGAGGTGCGGTTATGATTCCCATACATAATTTTTAACCTTAGAAGTATAGGTGAGAGGCGATATTCGCATTCGTGTCCGAGGGAACGTTATTCGAATTCGAGTAAACGAAGCCGCAGTTCGAATCGTTATTCGCATTACCGCCAAAGTGAACGCCACGTTAGGAATCATCAACCTTAATATCTTTTATTCTACGAAATATCGGTTTCCGTTACCTCGCATTGTCACCTTGCGAGGAAAGGCATTCCGTTTCTTTATCTCCTGCAAGATGTAGAGAATATCCTGTGAGCCAGTGAAGAACTTCATTGCTTCACTCTCTGGGTCTTCAAGATTTCGCTTCACAAGCACCAAGGTCTGACCTTTCGTGCCTTTCTGCTTAGAGAATCTTGTCGGAATATCCTCCATGAAATCAATCAGCCAAAATGATGTATTCACCAATTTGCTCTGACTTACTTCCTTGCAGTTGAATGAACGGCTGTTCTCATTGCGAGGAATGTTCAAGAATGCAAGACTTCCGTCGTCTTGTTTTGTATTGTCTGCCATATTTCTATTATTTTAATGTTAAACCTAATTTTTAATCCACCCTATGCCGCCAATAAATGGCGGGCGGCATAGGGCGTGAGACGAGCCGTGTCGCTTCGACTATGCAGCAGGAAGGAAGCAAAGGCGAGAGGCGATAGCCGCAGACGTAGCCGAGGGAACGTAAGTCGAAGTCGAGAAAACGAAGCCGCAGATCGAACCGAAATTCGCAGGACCGCCAAAGCGAACGCCACGTAGAGTAGTAGCTGTAGGTATGTTAGTGTAATGATAGTCACCATGATAGCTACTATCGCTACCGCCAACAGCCTTCGCCGTGATGTCACCATATTCGCCAAAGGTAATCTGTGTAACAAAACCTTCCGTTCTTGCTTCGTTGCCGACATAGGTATATCCGTTATATCCTGTATCAGAGAATTTCTTAGGGTCACGGCATACATATACCTTGCTAACGCCACTATCGCCTGGCTGCACCTCTACATTGATTCCATCAGTCCACTGCCATACATGAGCAAATGGGCACTCGATACCACGGTATCTGTTAACGCTTACCTTACCGAGAGTAACACCATTCTTCGTACCAGTGTCGTAGGTAACAACACCGCTTCGGTTGCCAAGGCTATCAGTCATGCCGCAAGGAACAAATGGGTAATATCCGTTATAGGTATTCCACTTATTTCCATCACAAATAACACCACTACCAAGACCGCCCTGATGATAACCTTCGGTAGTCAGAGCGGCATTGTAATTAGTCTGACAAGACAACTGGGCATATTCAATAGCAAAGAGCCAATAGAGTTCTCTCTGAATGTCATATACATGGCAGTTCCATTCTGCGCTACCCGTCTTTCTCGCTCTTGCCGCATTGCGGAATCCTGTACGGCTGATATTGGCTGATGCCAACACGCTAGCGATAGAGCAGAGCTTGTTATTCTTTACGTAGGCTTGATAGGCACTCACGTAACGCTTCGGAACTTTACGGAAACCTGCCAAAGGTTCAAGGCTCATCCATGCCCTACGCTTGTTACCATCCGTCTCAAACTTCTCGTAATACTCTGGCAGCTCAACCATAACCTGACCTCGGCTTCCATCACGTGTAGCCTTAGTCCAGTCCTGTGGGTCGAGATAGTCAACCACGTTACCATCATCATCGAGCAAGCATCCCTTCATCAAAGTCTGTACTGGTAAGGTTCTGTGCATGCTCATGTTGCCGATTCTCGTTGCAGCCGTAGAGCTTACGGTTACATCGAACTCAATGCCGTATGCGTATACCTCTGGTGATGTAATGGAAAGGTTAAGGCTTCTTGATAAATCCTTCACCTTTACTCTTCTCATAGCACCACCAATTTCTGCAAGTACACTATCCGTCTGCTGTACGGATGATGCAACATCTGCCGTTCCTAAATTCTTATTCATAACTTCCAATTATTTTAAAATTCGTAAATCATTTTATCATACACTCAGTGTTGCAGAAACTTCATTGGTTTTGTTGCCGATTTGCCAAGCCTTGAATGTAAACACGACACCGAAAGTGTTCTTATTCTCAGCTCCAAGGTCATTTTCTTTCTCGGTAAATGCGATATTGATTACACCTCTAAAGTTCTGAGCCTTAGATGTGGCGTTCCATGCCGAATCTTCCTGCTTGTTGCCGCTATCTCTTTCCACGCTCCAATCCCAACCGCTCGATGTGTCAACGATAGAATCACCACGGACAACAGAGCATACGACATCAATCGTTTCTCCCCAATCAAGTGTGTCTTGCCCACGCAAATCAATCAGTAGCTTATTCCGTTGTATTGCGGTCGTTGCCTTCCAATAAGGCGAGTCCTCGCTAGGTTCAGCAGTTGTAGTCTGTCCTTCTGAGACGATGCAGAGCCAGCGTGTTCCCATCCATGTAACCTCATCGTAGTAGTCGTATTCCGTACCTTCCTTCCAATCGCCACGATAGATAGGTGTCCAAATCTTCTCTCCGTCAACGGTGGTCAAGTGGTAGTATTTCGACACGATGTTGATGCCATCGAAGGAAACGTCAAAGATAGACTTGTCCTTCAGCGAGTATGTATTGATACCCCTATACATAGTGAACCTAGGTGCAGAATCTCCTTCGGTCTCCATCATCAGAAGGTGCTGTCGGCTTCTGTCGCTTCTGTTACCCATGAGGACGATGGTATCACCTGCGGCAGGGTTGTCCGAGCCTTCCATGCAGTTGTCCTTTGCTATCTGAATCCAAGCGAATTTCTTGCCGTCATAGAGTTCGTGACCTTCGGCATCTGTGATTACCTCATTCTCAGTTGATACCTTTGTGACAAGTCTCCAGTAGTCTTTATTGGAAACGTTCTCATAGACACCAGCCTTGATGTTGAACGTCTTGCAGCGCACTTGGTCGTCCACCTTGAATGAATTGATTGTGGCGGTTGTTCCATCATCAGCTAAGAGATAGCATTTCCAACCAATCAGCTCATTCGTTGTCTCGCTATATACATCCTTGATGTAGCTTATCTTGCCAGCAGCAGGGGAGAGGACGATGTTACCTCCAACGTAGCTGAGTTCCCGAATGGATAGCGTGTTGAATACTGCCTTACCCCACACGATTAAATCCGTGAGCAACATCTGATACTTTCCATCGCTTCTCTGCTTGATTGCAAATCCACTCTGCTCAGATTCATTGAAATCGAGAGACTTCAAGAGATTCACCAACACACTAGAGAGGATAGCGTTGCCGTTGCCGTCTATGCTATAGTTGTTTCCGTTGCCAAGGAACAATCCTTTGATGAACTTCTGTACCTTCTCAAAAGTGATGGTGCCCTTGGCGGTGTTATCGTTTATCTTTGAGATGAAGTGCTTGCTTCCCTCTGTTGCGACCTGATTCTTAACCTGTGTAGTTGTTAATCCTGCACCTGTTCCACCATTTCCGTTTTGAAGAGACGAGATCTGCTGCTGAATCTTCTGAATGGTTCCAACCTCCTTGTCCTCGCGAAGTGTTATGTCGTATGTCGGAATCTTGCCATCTTCTTCCTTGATCGTGAGCTGGTCGATAGAGATGATTCCTTCGATATTGAGGTCTGTATCATTGAAGTTCATCAGGTCGCCGGCCTTCAGTGTATCGTGCAGACTCTTGATAGTTCCGGTTTCGTCTGCCTGCGCTTTATCGTGCTGTCTCGCCATAAAAAGCTCGTCAACCTTAGGCTGATAGACATACCTTGTGTAGTCATTCTTGTCAAGGAGCGCAATAGCATACTTAAGGAGCTTCAATGATGCGGCTTTCACATACGAATCAGGAAGAGTGATTCCGGAAAGAACGAAATGGTCGCCATTCTTGATAGGGTAGTCTTTGTATGGGAACCACAGCTCAAGAGCATCATCCTTGCTCCTCTCAATAGTAAGTCTCCATCTACCATCAACCTTGGTTGAGGATGCCACTTTGAATGTTCGTCCGCCGCACATACCATCCTTCATAGAGATAGAGAAGTCATCATCCTTAAGGTCGTTGATATCGAAGTCGATAGCCTTATTGAGGTATATATCAACATTCTTTACTGTTTCGTTGTCGCCAAACCTTCCGTCGTCATCAGGAGCAACACCCTCATCAATCTCATCCACACGCACGCCACCGATTTCCATTTCCTCGATAGTAGGGTAGATTTCAATAACTCCATTCGTCTTATCATCAGTATCAAAGAACTGCGATGCCGAACGGAGTCCAATCTCCTCTATATTGAGAGAATCGATGTATGGTCTATATGGATCAGTAGAGAATTTATGCAGTTTCCCGGTTGGATTCACATACTTCTTTTCCTGTTCAGTAAGCGAGTCGTAGAAATCACTCAGAGATACGTGAGGAAATCCTGGCAGCATAAGCCTGTTGATGGACATATTATTCGGAAGATTCTTTGCGTACTCCTTCATGGACGAAGGAACGACCTTCTTATTGAGACCGGACATAATGTACATCTTGGTGTTCCCTGCCTTAACCTGCGAAATGAATGTATCAAGCTTCTCCTTTGATTCCTCATCTCCGGTGTCAGTCTGTGTTCCCTTTAACTCGGAGTAGAACCTGCATTTGCCAGAGCTGCCAGACTGTGTTACATAACCGGTAATTGTAGTCTGAAAATCGAACGTTACCTGAAGGACCCATCCGAAAGACTGTTCCTGAGACTCTCCGGAAACGACGTACTTTCTCTTATTCTTGAAATATGTCTCGATATAGTCGACATCCAGTTCAAGCTCGACATTTGTGCTAGCTGTAACCACTTTCGTGATATTCGCCACGTACTTGACACCGAGGTCCGCATAGTAATGAGAAGGAAGATTCTTCTCCGAACCATAAGCTCTCAGTCTCGTAATGACACTCTGATCAGAATCTGCGTTCTGCACAATCTCGTAGAGCCCCTTGCCGAGACCATAGGAGAAGATGTGTCCGGCTTCTATTCCGGTAGTACCGACATAGATGTTTCTTCCTCTGACTATGAAGTTTACGTTCCACTTCTCATTCACGAGCGCAAGAGCCTCCCAGCATGTCTTCGAGTCAATAGTGATGGACATTGATTCGATGACGTTATCGCTTGTCCCTTCGCCGTACATTGACAACCATTCGCTCACAAGGCATCCACGCTGCACGGAACGCTCCTTGTTTCGTGAGTAAATCTTCCAGAGACCTGCACCAATCTGCTCGTCGAGGTTCGCCTGAATTCTGTCGAGTAAATCATCCAAGGTCTGTACGTAGAACGGAAATTTCGGCAGGGCAGTGTAGTGGAGTTCGTTGTCGTTCAAAACCACATCAAGGAACTCAGCCCTAGCTAGCTCATCCTGCAATGCATTGAACTTTACGCTGTCATACACGAAGCCCTCTCCGTATGTGTCGGGCCTGGCCTGCTTATCCTTACCCGGCTCGTAGTTGAGCTCGAATCGCTCGCCACGATAGACAATATAGTCGCCTATCTGAAAGTTGATAGGCACTTCATGCTTGAAATTGATAGTCACGAAGCACTCGCCCATCCAAGAATCGGAGTATTCCAATCCATGAACGGTTATTTGCTCTCCGTTAACGCCTGTCAGCTTCGAGCCATCCTTATGACAAATATTCCAAGTACTCATGTGTCTTTATCCTAAATTTGAAATACTGCCCTGTGCGTCCATGATTGGCTTTATATCAGTAACAGGGTCGTTAAACTTGAAAGTGATAGAGAGAACTAGCAAGTCCTCGTTATCTGGATCTCTATATAGGTTTGGATCAATATCCTTAAGTCTTACATGCTGTCTTCCGATTCTATTGAAGCCGCAATACATCTTCATCATGCCTGACTTGCGGATGTAATCAATAAAAGCCTTACATTTCTCGTTAGCGCCGAAAGCCTCGCCGTGGAACATAAACTTAACCTTATTCTCGTAGGCCGCCATATAGAGACCATCCTTTCCGATATACTCGTCGTCACCATGCTCGTCGTGCCATTCCCTTTTCGCAGGCTCCTTGACGGCATCGCAAGGCTTGAACGGGTTCTCGGAAACATACATGCCGAAGTCGGCGATGGAGTCCTTCACCTCGTTCCCATCGCCTTCCTTCTGCATGTATATCCTGAAATAATCTTTCATACCTTAATTCAACTTTTTATATCTGCAAATATACAAAATAATACATAATTATGCAAGAAATATACGCATAAATATGCGTTAATTGAATTTAAAGTCGTGTCTATCCCTGATATTAACTGATCCGGTAGTTTTCACGACAGTTCCTCCATATTGGTAGACGAAGCATTTTGCGGTATCTTCACATTCAACATGAAGCTCTGCACCATCTAACAGATTAACAAACACCCTGGAGAATCCCTTAACCTTCAGGTAAAGTGAAGAGTTGTGCCTTACGTATATCTCTCCACTGTCCATCCAGTCATAGCTGATATTTGCTACACACTCTCCATTGAGGATGACAATCTTTGGGTTTTGCAGGTCAACGTTCTCGTCAACATACACACCATGATCGTGAATGACATCACCAAAGTACTTCTTCATATCCTTGGTCGAAGGCCAGTTCTTTCCGATACAGAAGTCAATACCCTTAACAAACTTCTCGACCATCTCATGCTTGGATGAGTTGTCGTGCCACTCGGCGGTCCACTGAGCGCAAAGACCCAGTGAAACCGCCTCGTTCTTCATTCTGTCTGATAAAGTTCTTTTTTCAAACATAATTATTTCATTTTTAAAGATTTCGTACCATTGATAACTCTGTTGAAGTTATCGTTCAACTCCGATACAGTCTTGTCGATTCTCTCTGCTGCATCAGCATTGCGCAAGGTGTTTTGAGCAATCAGGTTAAGCTGAGTCAACTGGGACTTTGCAATCTCACTCATCTCAGGTAAGAATTTCCCTTGAATCTCACGAACAACAGACAAATCAAGACGTATGCTGTTTACATAACTGACTAGGAGATCAGCAGTTTCCTCTGTGATACTCTTAACAGAGTTGGTAGCAGATGAACTTCCGTCCTCTCTCATATCAAATCCATTATTCTTCATTGCATCAAAGAGTCCGGTTATTTGAGGAGCTACCTTTTCTCCAACTTCATTAAGGAGCTTTGCAAACTTATCCATGTCGGTCTCATCGAGCTGACCCTTCTTGTCAAGAACGGACGTAAGCCATTCTAGAGGTTTTTCGAGCGCCTTTTCCATGATTTTCTGAGTTACGATATTCTTCGTAACATCGCGAACCATATCCTTCACCTTCTCCCTGTAGGCATCTACCGCATCCTCGCCTTTAGCCCATGCGCTTACGATAGTATCTGTAAGAGTACTTGCCCAGCTCTTCATATCGATGGAGTAAACGTCTTTCAGAAAGTCCTGTGCGAACGTCTTAATCTGCAACTGCATCTCCTTGAATTGCTGGTCGTAGTCGGCGAGTTTATCCTTATCCGTCTTTTTCTTGTCCTCCTCGGCTTGCCTCTGCTTTCTCAACTCGTCTTCCTGAGCGTGGAGTAGGGCGAGCTGGTCTGCGTATGCGGAAGGATTCGTCTCTGTCTTCATCACAGTATCATAGGTCTCCTTGCTGTAGCGGCTTAAGTTCTTGCCACCGAAGAAAGCCTTGCCCGTATCGGTCTTGGAATAAGCCTCCCAAGCCTTATAGTCATTCTTTACATCGTTGAGCTTTTTAGTTGTATCAGAAGACCTTTCGTAAGAATAGATTCCTCCAAGGGTCTTCTCGATGACAGAACTAATATTACTAGATAAGTTCTTTAACTCATTCAGCTGTCTCTCTGCAAGCTTTATCTGTCGGTCGAGCTTGGCATCATGAGCCTTTGCAAACGCCTTTATAGGTGAGGTAAATATACCAGTTACACCGGCAAGGATTCCACCAACGTTGCCGGACTCCGCGCTTGTTACCACCTTTGACAGTGAACTTGACATGCCGGAGAATGTCTCGAAGAACGCAGAAGCGTCCTGCCATCCATCAGACTCAGTGTCAGCTCCGAGAAGGGAAGCAGTCTCTTTGATGTCATTGAATGCTTCACTCATTCCCTGGACATTCTGGTCGATAATGCTTACTACGTTAGCAAACTTATCAAGAGACTCTTTTGCTTTTGTTCCGTCCTTAAACAGAATCTCAGCAGCCTTCATCATAGCCTTTCCGCTGGCAATCATGCTGCCCCCACGCTTGATGAAGTTTTCGTCTCCCATTTTGAGGCCAAGTTCGCGAACCTTCTTGCCTTCAGCAATTTTACTTGCTGCGATGGTCATCTGCTCGCTGGCATCAGAAATCTTCTGCTCAGCCATTCCCTTCAGACCTCCATTGAGGAAAGTCTTCTTTGGACTCGTCAGCTTCGATAACTGCTCATCAAGCTGCTTGATTTCCTTGGCGTACTCTCTCGCATCGATAGCTCCGTTTTGCAGAGCCTCGTTGATATTCTGCCTGATTCTAGCCCCGATAGTCTGAGCCTTATCCATGCCGAGAGAGACGATGGCTCCGTAGAAATTGAGATAATCAGAAGAGTTCTTGAACTTGTCGAGTTTAACCTGACCAATCTCCTTGTCTCTCTGAATCTCATATCTCGCCTTGATACCAGGATCATTCGTCTTCTTGATAAGTTTATCGTAATCCTGTCGAATCTTAAGAATCTTGTCCTCGTAATCTTCTGTCTTCTCGATGATATCGGCGGCATCTTGCAAAGACTTAACATAATTACCACGGAGGAGTTGTGTAATCTTTTTCCACTCTTCGTACTGATTTGGTAGCTTAAGCTTTTCCTTAGCTTCTCCGTCAGTCATGCTTAGAGAATCCTGAAGATTGAATATCTCATGGTAGTGAGCGTAATACTCGTCCATAAGAGATTGTACCTTGTCATCCATCTGGAATGCGTCAACCCATGCCGACTCAGCAAAGAATTTGCTACCAGTTTTTTCAAGAAGACTCTTATACAAATCCCATCGCTCAGACAGTTTGTTCATAGACTCGCTGAAATCAGCCGCCTTCTTTTCATACTCCTTTTTATCCTTCTCATCGAAGAGCCACTCTGCGACCTCGCGATAGATGGATGTCTGGAACTTCTTTCTCTCTGTGGTATTTATGCTGAATCCTTCAAGGAGAGAATGAACAGCCTTCTGATAGTCGTCAAGATTAAGACCGGTAACCTCTGGGAAGAGATTGTAAGTCTTCTTCTTTGCCTCTTCGTTCGGCATGATGCTCTTGTACTTCTGGTACATCTGTCTTGCAGACTTAAGACTGCTTAGACGCTCCTGTAAACGCTTGAGCTCAGCGTCTTCTTCGCGACCATTCTTGTTTTTGCCTTTCCCAAAGTTACCCGTAACCTTGTTCTTTCCAAGATCGTCAGATATGTAACCTGCGTCAGCGATAGCTTTCCACAAATCGTACTTGTGTTTAGCATTCTTGTACTCAGAAGAATTCTTGCTTACTTTTCCATTGACTATCGTGTCAAGTTCGTTTCTCGCAGCCTTGAGCTCCTTACGAATATTCTCACCTGTGGTCTCGAAAGACTGGTCTTGCACTTGTCTTAACGCATTATCAACCTCTCTCGTCCAAAACTTACCTTTCTTTTTGTTTCCAGTGAAAGTTCCGTTCTTATGAAGTCTTTGCCTTATAATCTCAGAGAAAGGAGTGTTCACGCCAGAGTTGTAAGAAGGCTTTCCTTTCTTTCCGTTACCACTGTCGCCTGGCCAAAAGTTCATATCCATGAGCTTACTGATAGCCGAATGAAAATAATACAAGATGGTTTTACTTGTAATATTTGCCTTCTGTGCCATCTTATCCATCATACTGGCGAAAATCTCAGGGTTTCGTTTTGCCCACGTTCGGAATTGATCTTGAGACAATCCGAGCTGTTTTCTGACGGACTCAAGTCCTCTCGGCACGTCGTCATACATTATTTCGGACACATCATCGCTAGAATCCTTCGCTCTTTCCGCAAGTTCCTTTAACCAGTTTTCTGTCTCCTTGCTTCCATTTGCAAACTTGTCGACAAATTTTTCCCAATCATCTCCGCCAATAGCCGCAAGCATTCTAATCTGCTCAGTAAGGGGCAGACCCTTGATTTGGTTTGCTAGCTCTTCGTTGCTTTCCATCAAAGACCGGATAAAATCCTCCATTTTGGCCTTTGTACTAGAGTCGAGCTCGTCGAACATCACCTGGAACTTAGATAGAGATTCTTGTGCTTGCTCCACATTCTTTGCAATATCATCGTTCGTGAGTCCATTCAACCACTGTAACCATTGTGGAGTATCAGCTCCGATCATATCGAATAGGTTGTCGCTAACAAGACCTGTTGCTGAAGTTGCGTTATTCGTTATAACTCCATATTTATCAGCTAAGCCATCATTCGCTTTTTTCGCATCCTCAATTTTTTCTTTGAGTATGTCGTATTGTTTTGACAGGCTTCCTGCGCTTTCAACCTGCTGCTTGATAGAATCCGTGTAGTCATCTGAACTTTTCAGAATCTCCTTCATCGAGTCAACTTGCGAAGAAAGGTTGGACGCATCTTTTGGACCTAATCCAGACAGAAAATCTCCGTAACTTTTGGATTTCTGCTTAGCTCCATCAATCAACGTCTTTTCTTCTTCCTTTACTCGACTTGACCATTGATTGTACCCCATCAACAATGAAGTGATAGTCGTAATGCCGATTCCCCACCAGCCACCGATGGCGTTGACAAATCCTCCAATCTTTGAAGTTGTCATGCTCCATACGGCAGACATTCTGCCTCCATTCAAGATGATTTGCTCTTGTTTGGCGGTTATTTGTCCCATCAATGCGAGCTGACTAATTATCTCCTTAGAAACCAAGCCTTCCTTGACTGCTCGTTGCATCTGCAATACGGACATTCTTCCTTCGAGTGCAGCCCTATTGTAACTCGCGACAAGCGATTGCTTTTCCGACAGAATAGCAGCTTTCTTGAATACATTCTGCTGGGCAATCTTCTGCGTAATCTCTCCTTCCACAACAAGTTGCTGCTGTTCGATAGCATAAGACTTTAACTGGGCATTCATCTGCTGAGTATAACTCTTAGCAAGTGATCCAATACCCATCTTAGAATAAGCCATACCGCCGAGCTTCCTTGCAGCAAACACCGCTCCGAATGAAAGAAGGGCAGGAGACAGCTTGTCCAAAGCTAACACAAGGTCGGTTACTCTATTTATGATGAACGAGAAAGTACCTCCGACGATATTCTTGCCTTCTGCGAACTTTCCTAGCATAATATCCCAGGCATCAATGAGCTTGTTCCAGCGACCAAGTAATGTCTCTGATAAGACGAACTGCATATTGTAGAACTGACCGCCTTCATCCGTCATCTTCCAAAGCACTTTCTGGACATCCTCAAAGCTTACTTGTCTAGCAGTAATCATCTTCTTGACATCTGCCTGTGTATAATTGTTCCTTCCGTTCTTTCCTTCTGAATTGTAAAGCTCCGTAATTCTCTGTAAGAGTGGAAGTCCAGCGTAAGCAAACTGGCGTAATTCCTTACCGTCAAGCCAAGAACGGGCCTTAACCTGACCATAAGCCAAGCCAAGTCGTTCGAAAGACACGCCAAGACCTGATGCGATATCAGCAAGTCGCTTTGTGGTATCATACAAGTCATTCGCCTCAACTCCGAATGCAGCCAGCTGCTTTACATCTCGGTTCAGCTCTCCAAACTTGAATGGAGACTGCAACGCAAGCTGCTGAGTCTGAGCGAACAGCTCGTCAGCCTTCTGTACATCACCAAGGATGGAGCGTAACGCAACATGCTGCTGAACAATCTCACCACCGGTCTGTACGATTGAATTAAAGAATTGCTGCGCGCCAAAGACAATACCTCCCTGTAAGAAGAGAGACTTGATGTCTCCGACTATGGATTGCATCTTCTTCGCTTCAGCGTTTGCTCCGGCGAATGCTGCTGCAAGGTCGTTTCGTGCCTTTGCAGCCGTTCTCGTTATCTCTTCTTGATGTTTTCGCTCAAGGTTTATCGCTTCCTGTTTTTGATCAATTACAGTTCGCATACTGTTTATCAGTGGAGTATATTCGCTTGTTCCTCTGCCTATAGAGAATAAATCTTTGATAGAATAACTACCAAGATTATTCATCGCACTGCGCGATGTATTAAGCTCTTTCGTAATTTGCGAGAATGCCTGTTGAAGTTGCATTAACTCTTGCGTACTTAATACATTCTTTCCACTTCCAAATAAACCTTGAATCTGTTGTCTTTGTGCTTCAAGTTCCTTAGCTCTATCACGTACAAGGGATTCTGCCTGTTTCCTAGATACAGAAATTGCTTCTCTTCTAGCCTGGTTAGTTCGCTCCGTCGCTTCTCTTAGCCTATTTTCGGCAGCAATCATTTCTTCATTACGGCGTACGATAGCATTTCGCAACTCAGCGAGTTCTCTTTCCCTGACAGCTAACTCCTGTGCAGCCTGCGCTTCATTTTTCATCGCAACAAAGTTGCCGTGCTCGGTTGACTGTCTGTCTCGCTCCAAAATCGCGGATTTCAGTTGCTGCATTTCCCTGTAACGCTCATTAAGTTCCTGCGCCTGTTTCGATTCGTTAACAAGCGTCACGAAAGCCCCTTGAGCATCCATTTCCTTGTCGCGTCTTAAGATATCTTCTTTTAACTTGGCAAGTTCTTTGTATCTATTTGTTAAATCAAGTGCAGCCTGCGCTTCATTTTTCATCGCAACAAAGTTACCGTGCTCGGATTGTTCCTTGTCTCTACGAAGAATGTCTGTTTTTAGTTCCGATAACTCCTTCAGTCTTTTGCTGAGATTTGCAGTTTCCTGAGCCTGAATGCCCATTTGGGCCGCTATATTTTTAAAATCCTCAGCGATTTCTTTGCTATTCTCTCTGTTAAAGTTCTTAAATAACTTCTCAGCAGACTTTCTTCCAGACTCAGTTTTTAGATCCAACTCCGAAAGTCCTTCTGAAATTTCTTTCAGTTTTGACCTCACATTGCTGTCTTTAATGTTTAAGTCAAACCACAAGTCACCTAAATTTCCACCTGCCATATCCTGAATATTTTAAAATTAGAGTTTATTGTTTAAGTAATCAGCAAGACTAATCTTCTTGCCGATGAGGCTTCCCTCATTCTTCTTTTTCTCCATCCACCTGTCGTAGAGGTCATCCATCTCCTTCTTGGTGTGCTTCTTCGGACCGCCTTCCTTCTTGGTCTTTGGATAGACGACAAGAGGCTGGTCTGCAACCATGAGGTCAATCTGCGCCGATGAATAGCCCCACCAGTAGTCGTATGCTGCGATGAAGTACTTGCGCTGAAAGAGGAAGCCGAACTTCTCCGCTAGTGAGAAGGCTGCTCCCCAGCTTGTTCTGCTTGGATAGCTTTTGCTTCGCTCCTCGTCATCGTCATCATCACGTCCGTCATCCCGGTCGCTAATATGGTAGCCAGTGAGAATGCGTTCGATGGAATTTTTTTTTTAGAAACATCGAGAACTCTCAGAACCTCGGCCACATCCACATCCTTGATGTAGTAGAGCCAACGCCAGTAGATCCAATACAGGAACCGAATCTTCCAGATGTTGTTGAGAAGGATGCAGACGCAAATCTTGACGTTGCGCTTCCATTCGTTCTTCTCCTTAGCCCTGATATGAGAACACCTGCTCATGGTTCCCTTGCGAAGCCAGCCGAGCTTGTGCTTCTTTCCACGGAACACGAACTCGGTAGGCTCGTCGTGCAGTACGCTGTCGAGCAACTTCTGCAAGTCCACCGAAGGCTGCTCAATTTTCTTTTCTTCTGCCATGATTGTATGCTATTAAAAAATGAGATAGGGCGGCACGGCTGTCGACTAGCCTGCCGCCCTACGGTTTGTTATCCTGAATCTAATTACCTAAAGAAGCCTTACTTGATTAACCGCCAATACCGGGAGCTGGAGCCTTAGTAAGCCAAGCGATGCTGCGCTTACCTGCACCCTCGATAGAACCTGAGAACTTAAACGCAACAGGCTCAGTACCGGAGTTATCCCACTGCAATGTAGCGTAGAGAGCGATGTTGGTAATAACCATGAGGTTCTCCTTCTCGTCGTCAACGATAACGATAGTGCCCTTGATCTTGAACTTCTTAGGCTCAACAGCGATACCTGTAAAGCCGGTAGTAGCGTCGAGAGTAGCATCACCTGTACCCTTCAGAGTAACTTTTGTCAGCTCGGTGATAGCATCCTCGCCGAACATAATTGTCAGCAAGTCCTTTGCCTTTGAAGGAACAACGAACTCTACGTTGAAGTCGCCGAGCTCTGCGGTAGTTGCCCAGTCACCAGCAAGACCGATAACCTTGTAGTGGTTGATGGTTGGGTCATCCATAGTCGCCTTCAGCGAGTCAACGGTAACCGGAAGCTCGACCTCTGGGGTGATGTCAACTGTAGCCTTGCTCAAATCGGTAATAGCCTTTGAGTAGAGCAGAGTTTTAGGACCATTGAAAATGTCCTTCATCTTGTCAATAGTTGTCATAGCCATAATCTAAAATATTTTAAATTGTTATACCTGAATACTTATCTAGTACGTAACCTTCCCTGTATGATTGTCACGGAAAAACCTGCGCCGTCGTCAGCCTGGATAGCAACGTTCGGTCTAGTAACGATGATGTTGTCTGTAGAAATCGGGAATCTTTCGAGGACCGCCTTGACTTTCTTATCCATTTCCGCAGGACTGAAACCATTAGGATTCGCCGAGGAGGCCTTATCTCTTACATACACCTCTATCTGGATAGTGGTAGTATAGTCGTTGTAGGAGCCATCATAGTTCATCTCGTTGTTCCTGATTGTGTACGGAGCACTTACGACGATGTAGCTACCTATTTTGGTATCCACGGCCTTAGGACGATTCCTAGGGTACACCTTGTCGCATATACCCTTTACGGCGTTTCCTAAGTCGAAATATATCTGCTTGATATCTACCATAGCTTACAGTTTGTTAAAAGTTGAACTATTGGCGTACACTACGCAGGCATCGAACATATCCGGAAGAGACTCGTATGTGTTGTAAACTGTCTCGAAAATGCGGTTCTCCTTATCGAATACTGCATATTCAACAGGACATATCGCAACGAGTGCCCAGTCTTTCCCGGTAGATTTCACCTTTCCGATACGTCCGTATAGAAGGTTTGGACCCCACTGGTGACCGCCACCGACTGAACCGGTGTAGCCTTTGTTTTCTCCTCCGTCGTAGTAGAATGGGAGATTGTATTTCTCTCCTTCTGCCAGGGTTACTCGCGTTGGTGCTTTTTCACCCTTCGAGGCACGCACCATGTAAATGAGCTTTCCTTTGTAATACACTGCTGCATAGAACGAAGTATATGCGTTACCGGTGATATTGTAGAACGTCCTGTTCTCTTTGAAATAGTTGACGGTTCTGTGAGCAAGTTCCTGCATAATCGCAAGCATCTTGTCATACGCCAGCTTTTCGACCCTTGGCTTAATCTGATGCTCGAACTGCGCTCCAAGAGACAGACGCTTTCCGCTAAAGTATTTTACCATAACCTAAACCCTAGTGAGATTCCAGTAAACGACAGTCCTGTTATTATCCGGCTCGCAGTCCTTGACCATACCTACCTCGGTATTGTTGCCGACAGTGGAGTAGATGGTGTCGCCGTCAAGAGGACATCTTTCAGCATCCCATTCGTCATATCTGACCGGAATCGATGCCTTCCTCTTGTTCTGGTCGACATTTTTGTCTCCCTCTGTTGTGGTATCGGTGTAGCTGCGGCCTTCGCCATAGTAGAGAATGATTTCCTTGTCCTCACCAACTGGAGCATCATCATCGGCAAACGGGTCATCAGGGTCGGCTTTTCCGACGACCTTCCTCACGATCTTGATGATGTGAGGGTATCTTGGGTTTCTGATGTTTTCCTTTTCCATACGCCTTATTTGATGATGTGAGGGAGAGGTTCTCCCCAAGGAGAATAATTCGCCCTCTTTACTCCGTGGGAGGTCAACCGGAAGGTGGACTTCTTCTTGAGCATCGAATCAGGCTCCAGCTCTGCATAGATAGCGTTAGCCTCTGCCTTCATCTCGCTCCTGTCGTTGTCCGACATATCGTAGCCACCTCCCGAATGAGTCCATCCGTTATCGGAATCGGAGGTGTTGTTCACCTTGCTCGGACCAAGAACAAACCATTTCAGCATGTCGGCATAGGCAAGTCTTACCTTGTCCTTGTCGCAGGCTTCGAGGTCGATGCCATTTTCAAGCTCCCTGTCGTGCATGATGCCCAGCAGTGCCTTCATCGGCATCTCGAACTTCACCTTATTAATAAGGTAGTCGTTCACAGTGTAAATGTTCATCTCCGAATCCATAGTCATACAATCTAGTTACGTTAAAGAATTAACCCTTCTGGGTGATGTCGATAATCCAACGGTAAGGAGAATCGAGCATAGCAGGAACGGAAGCAAGGAACAAGTCTGTCTTGAACTCCTGGAACATACCGTTAGCGGTAACCATGTTACGGAGAAGACCGAGACCGTTGTTGGTCTGTGCCCATGCTACATCTACGAGCTTGTTGCCGAGGGCATCGAAGATTCGCTTGTCGAGAATCTCCTTGCGCATGAAACGCAATGGCTTGCCAGCAGGGCGAAGAACGACTGTTCCGTCTGCCCAACCACGAATCTCGGTAACGGTTCCATCGAAGCGCTTGTTGTGCTCAACCTCATCGACAATCTCGATAGGAGAAAGACCATTGAGGTCAACAACAGACTTCAGGAACATTGCGTTGTTCGGACCGTAGTTCTGCAATACTGCCACAAAGTTAGCGTTCGCCCAGCTCTTGTACAGCTCGGCAATCTGCTTGTTCTTCAAGAATACGTTGTTGTAGTCGTTCTTGGTCATCTGCCATACGAGAGGTACACTGCGGTACTCGATATTCTCATTGCGCCAATCCTCCTCAAACTTACGCATCTGTTCAAGCAAGTCGCAGTTTGCGTCGCTCCAGGCAAGCTTGCCTGCCTTCTTGAAGTTCTTTGCAGGAACCTTTGCGTCATACAGAGACTCCTGGATACCGCGACCAATCTTGTCGTAGTCGATGATACCCTTAGAACTCAACTGGGCTGACATGTAGTTCATAGTCATGTCAAGAGAGTCATACAATATCTGAACCTTGTCGAGATAAGCATCAACCAGGTCTGCATCGTTGCCGAACTCATCCCGGAGAAGCTGCATCTTGTGGTAACGCTCTGTCGCAGTCTCACGGAAGCCGTCAGCAGCGAAGTCTGGGATTGAAGCGGTATACCACTCAATACCCTCGTGGTCGTTCTGATAGCCCTCGCCGAGAGGAGCACGGAGGCTCATCAAGGTTGCAGGGTTCAATTTGCGAAGACGAACCTTGAAGGTTGCGTCGCCATTATTAGATGTAGGGGTGAGGTTTGGATCGATGTCACCCTGTGTCAGATACCAGCCGTTGTTACAGCGAAGTACGCCGTCGCGATTGATGAACTTCTGAAGGTAAGTGTTGTTGCCCTTACCAGTGAAGAACTTCGCAAGCTGCTCGACACCAATATCAATTTTTGCCATAATCCTGAATCAATCTTTTTACGTTATACAATAGGTTAAATATGCCAGAACTCTGGGTAGAGTGACTTGTTCATCGCCTTGACAGCAGGAGGAACAGGACCCATACGGTCAAGCCACATAACGCAGTCTGGATTCAACATACAGAAGTTGATGTTTGTACGAGGCTTGTGGTACTTGTCGCCGCCGGCATCGAAATAAGGGAAGTCATTGTCGTTCGGAGCAAAGCAGTTAGGGTTGGTCACCATAGGCAATACGGATTCGCCTGCACTTGCAGCCTCAACCAATACGTCACCTACCTTCAATGTGCCGAGAGCGGCAGAAAGAGTAACCTTCCAAACATCACCTGCGGTGTCGTCAGTCGTAGCCTCAACGGCAGAAACAGTCACACCCTTTGCTTTTGTCTTAAAGTCCTTCTGACCGATCATGATGGTATCGCCAGGGAACGGAATGTGAACGAATCCGTTACGAACGATATAGATGTCTGTGTCTGTAGCCGCAGTAGTAGCCTTTGCTACACCGTATGCCTTCAGAATCTTAATGGTAGCACCAGGACCTTCGTTGCCTGCTGTAAAGCCAAGGTCGTGCTCGATCAAGTCACCGGCATAAATCTTAGCCTGCCCCTTGAATGGGTTGACAAGCTTACCACCAATAGGTGGGTGAACGAAGGCATTCTTGATGAGTGCCTCAAGGCCTGCAAACACGTATCGGGTTCCACCGACCTTACCTTCTGTCTGAACAATGGTTGCACCGTGGTTCAGCATACCACGAGTACCCATCTGTTCCATGTAGGAAATAGAAGTGTTGTCCATAATCTTTTTACCTTTTTTAAATTGTTATCCTGAAATTACTTCTTGTCTTCACCGCCGCCGTATCTCTTCTTGCGACGCTCGGCAACCTCATCCATGAACTTGTCGTCGTCAGTAGTGCTTCCGCCACCAGATGATCGCTGTCCCTTTGCAGGAATACCGTTTTCACCGGTAGCCTCCTTGTACTCTGCGGTGTAGATCTTCTCAGCCTTAGAAACCAGGTCGTCGATGTCGGCATCTTCGTCCGGAATCTCCAGCTTTGCGATTGCAGCATTGAGGAAGTAGTTCTTCATTTCAAGGTTTGCCTTGTCGAACTTATCCTTCAAACCTGCCTTTACTGACTCGATGGTTGCCTTCCTTGCAGCCTTCTTGTCTCGTTCTGCGTTAGCTTCCTTGAGGGCTTTGATTTCTTTGAGAAGCTCATTGTACTTGTCGTCAGAACCGGTTTTACCCTCCTCTTCCTCCTTGCGCTTGCGCTCCTCTTCCTCTTCCTTCTTCTTGCGCTCAGCTTCCTCCTTGCTCTTCTTAATCTCGTCAGAGACATTCTTGTGCAGGTTTCCGTCCATGCGCTTAAGGCGGTTTGCTAACTTGGTAACCAACTTGGCATTTGCAGCCTCATCGTCACCGAAATCTTCCAAAACATCATCAAGTTCTTCATTGATGGTCTTCTGGCTAAGTGATTTGAACTTGGTGGTATCAGCCTCCTTGTTCACTAATGCTAAGAGTTCTTCTCTTGTCATGTTGTTGTTTTATTAAAAATGTTATCCTTGAAGTAGTTCTTCCACTTCGAAAATGTATAAATATACGTTTTAATACCGCAAATATACAAATAATTATGCAATTATACAAAAATATTGTGTATTTTTGCGTATAAAATGTATTTTTATGCAGAAAGATATTTATTCAGGATTAAAATTGGATAACGGAGAACCTGTATATACGCAAGAGTATATTCAGTCTCTACGAGACACCGACAAGAAGCATCCCGACAAGCTGAAGATTATAGCTCAGCGTGGCGGACAGGAGCGTATGCTGTCTATAGACGCTGATATTAAGATAGTTGGCGGCTCGCGAGGTGGTCCGCTTGATGAAGACACTAGAGTGTTGACTACTAGAGGGTTCATTAAAATCAAGAATCTTAAATATGGTGACACCGTAATAGGAGATGACGGTAAGGGGCACAGGGTATTAGGCCGAATTGATTATCCGGATAGAGATTGCTATGAAATCGAACTATCTGACGGATCAAGTGTAGTATGCTCGGATGACCATATATGGAATGTGTATATCGATGGCGACAGGAGGCTTATGCCGCATCTTGCCTGTGAGATAGCCAGTTATATCAATGAAGGCTACCATATCGCTATCCCTTGCGTAAAGCCTGTTGAGTTTGATGAAAGGTTCGGCTTAGCCTCTGTCGCTGAGAGAACGGAATCTTTAAGACATATCATCGAAACATCTGGTAGGTTTTCTGGAAAATACTGGAAGAAGACTTTCAAGACAAGGAAGAAAGCATTCGATTTCAAGTATCTGGTTGACAGTCTCGGTTCTGTTTGCTACGTAAAGAGGAAGTCAAACAAGAAATGGGAGGTTAGATTCGATTACAGAAAGAAGGAATTAAAGAGGAGGATTGTCAGCTGTAAACCGGTCGGCAAGCGAAACTGCTGTTGCATCGCCGTTGAGAATCCGGACTCACTATTCGTTGTCGAGGACTTTATCGTCACCCACAACTCCAAGTCCTTCTCTTCCCTAATGGAAGTTCTGAAGGATATCAAGAACCCGGACTTTCATGCGACCATCCTGCGAAACGAGAAAGATGACTTGCAGTCGCTTGTAACCGACTCTTATAAACTTTTCTCCCAATTTGGAACTTACAATAAGTCTCAAAATGATATGACCTGGAACTTCAATAACGGAGGATGGCTCAAATTCTCGTACTATGCTGGAGCCTATCAGGACTTCAAGACACGATTCCAGGGTCGCCAGTATGCCTATGTCTGCATCGATGAGGGTACTCAGTGTCCATACAAGAAGTTCAAGTACCTCTTGACCAACAACCGAAACGCAGCACATATCCGAAACCGCTTCTGGATTACATGTAACCCTGACCCGGAATCTTGGGTACGAAAGTTCATCGACTGGTGGGTTGACGAGAACGGATACATCATACCGGAGCGAGACGGAGTTATTCGATACTGCTTCATGGATGGAGATACACCGGACTCAATCTACTGGGGTGACACAAGGGAAGAGGTGTACGAGCAGTGCAAGGGTATCATCGATAGTCTTTGGAAGGACAGCTACGAGGAGCTTGGATACACGAAGCTCGAAATGTTCATTAAGTCAGCAACGTTCATCCGTGCAGACGTATCAGAGAACATTAAGCTTATCTCCACCGATGCATCATATATCGCCAACCTTGCCCAGCAGGATGAGGAACAGCGTATGCGAGACCTGGAGGCTAACTGGAACTGGAAAGCTGCCGGCGATGACATGATCAAGATGGAAGACCTTGATGAAATCTACGACAATGCAGAACAGATAGGAGATGGAAAACGCAGAGCTTCTGCCGATATTGCTTTCACCGGCGGCGATAACTTCGTGATGTGGCTCTGGGAAGGATGGCACTGCAAAGACTTGGTTGTTCTGAGGCTGGACCCTAAGACGCTCGTTTCTGTAGTTGAGGCCAAGCTGAGAGAGTGGGGCGTTGAGGAATGTAACTTCACTTACGATATGCAGGGTATAGGGCAGTACTTTAAGGGATTCTTCAAGGATGCCGTCCCATTCAACAACCAGGCAGCACCTATCGCGAGGAATCATCAGGAAGAAGAAGGAATCAAATACCTATATAAGGATTTGAAGTCTCAGTGCGCATGGTTATTCTATAAGATGATAAAAGAGAAGCAGATTTCCATCGACTCGGCCCTGCTTGAAAGAAAGTATTCAGGAAACGGATTTGACAAGGTTCCTCTCAGACAGATTCTTCAGAAGGAGCGTAAGATGCTCAGACGTGACGAGAATAGCGATGATAGGGGATTCAAGCTGTTACCTAAGAAGATTGCCAAGAAATATGTCGGGCACTCGCCTGACTTCTTTGAATCTTGGTTCTATGTAATGATATTCAGTTTAACAAAAAAGAAAAATAAAAAGGTAAAAGGATTATGGATGCTATCAAGGTAAATAATGTAAGGGAGCTGCTCGTAAGGAAGCCATTCTACGAGCTTACTCCTACGGGATACATGAAGCACTCGGCTGTAAGCGACGTTGTTCCTGACTATTATGACGGAACGATGCCAGACGACACCATGTATCGCCGCATCAAGACGCAGGCAGACTTCTTGCGTGAGTACTATCCATCTGCACACAGAATAATGGACGAGAAGGAATACCCGGACATCTGGAAGTTGAACCCTGAGAATAACAGGTGGTACTGCCAGAAGATTCAGCGCACAGCCTTTGCGTTCCAGCAGCTCATCCACACAAAGCATCTGCTGCACTTGACTGGCAACGATGTTCAGTTCGAGCTTGCTGATGGTGATGACTACGAGAACGAGAAGAAGGTAGAGGAGAATCAGAAGACCCTCGATGTATTCAAGAAGGGCTGGCTTATGCACGATATGGAAATTCGCTTCTTTGAAGCTGTAAGTGCGTATCTGAAGGTTGCAGAATGTGCAATCGTCGGTTTCTTCGATGAAAAGAAGAAATTCTGCACACGAACACTCTCTTATGATCGAGGAGATATCCTGTACCCTCACGTCGATTCGCTCACTGGCGATCTCCTGTGCTTTGCCAGGAAGTACTACGACTACGACGATGAGGGCAACGAGAAGACCGAATATGTCGAGGCTTGGGATAACCGGAAGTTCTACCGCTTCAAGAAGGCTGTCAAGTCTGGAAAGGTGAAAGAGGTAATGACGAAGATTGCAAGGATTTTCGGAATTGATGACTACACACTCATTGAAGAGAAGGACCACGGCTTCCAGTTCGTGCCGGTAGCCTACGCACGTAACGACAACGGACCTTGCTGGTTTATGGTCCAGAAGAACATCGAGGACTACGAGGAGGCATTCTCATATCTCTGCGAGAATAATAAGGCGTACGCTTTCCCTATTCTTACACTCACAGGTGATGGCGAGGATATTTCTATAACTGGAGACGATATGACCGGCTCTGCGAAGACCATCATGATTACCGACACTAATGGCAAGGCTGAATTCTTGAATGGCACGGATGCCTCTGATGCCTTCGCAACACAGCTCAACAAGTCGTATGACCTCATCTATGAGCTGTCGTTCACCGTGAAGCCGCCTGAGTTGAAGTCCGGTGACCTCCCAGGTGTAGCCATCAAGCTTCTCTATTCTCCTGCACTGGAGGTTGCAATGAACGATGCACTGGAGTTACAGCCGTTCCTGGATAAGATTCTCCGAATCTGCCAGTTCGGTATCGGTACTGATGAAAACTGTGTCGCTACGATGTCTGGACTTCCGATTAATGCGTGGATAGATCCATATATTCACCAGAACAAATCTGAGGTGCTGACCAACCTCGCCACCGCAGTTCAGAACGGATTCCTCTCTAAGCAGACGGCTTCTGAACGTTGTCCCGACTTCCCGAAGACTGCCGAGTACGAGCGTATCATGCGCGAGAAGAAGGAAGAGGACCAGCAGGACCTCCTTATGGATATGCAGCGTGCGGACAATGAAACCGAGAATGCTATTGAGGAGCAAAAGGCGGCGGCTCAGATTAACGGCGGTAATGGCGGTAACGTTCGTACGGGTAATGGCAGAAAGGCTGGAAGACCTAGCGAGGGTAAGAATACCGATAAATGGGGTAACCAACCAAATGAAAATAATTGGACAAAGTACAATAAAACCCATTAATAGCTTATGGATGAGTTAAAACGCTCAGTCGATTACAGCAGGAAGCGCTTGCAGGCAATCCGAAACTGCGAGTCCCACATTGCAAGCACCCTCTGGTCGGCTGCGAATAAAATAATCTCAAGGTCAAAGAAATACAGAACAGGGAAGAATCTCAGAAATGAGGCTTCCCTGCTCAGAGAGGCCAAGAGTATCGCCGGGGAGGCAGAGGAGAGTATCAACAGCTATATCTCTGCCTACTCAAAGGCTTCATGCAAGATTCTCGGGATTGACAGCGAGAACATCGAATCGTTTCTCGTCAGCGACATCTACGGAAAGACGACATCCGAAAGAAACGCCGTCTATCTCGGAAACTTTGCTGAAGATATTGTAAGGATGGTCAAGGCAGGAACCTTGATGGGATATTCAGACCAGCAGCTCCTGTCTTCCATCCGCACAGGCTATAAAGACCCATATCACACATCAGTCATCACCAAGGCGAAGAGAAAGGATATCAACATCGATGTTCCTTCTTACGGAAAGGGCTACTACAAGAACGCCTATCAGAACATCGTAAGAAACGCTTCTCAGGTGATTGCTTTGGCATGGGGACGGGCGGAGCAGGAGTACGGGCAGGATAACAAAGCTATCGGATTCTACGTCAAGAGAGGAAGCAGTTATCCGTGCGAGATTTGTCAAAGCGAAGCTGATGCCGGTATTCATTCTTTCAGAGATCCATATCCACCATTTCACGTTTCGTGTTGTTGTTACACTTTATTTGTATTCAAGGATAATAAAAAGAAATGATATGATAAATTCTGAATTAAATTTCACTTTAGAAGAAATTCTTCCGAAATTCCCTAAATGATTCCAGAAGAAGATAAAGCACTCTGTAGAGCTGCTGAGAAAGGCTGAAAAGCTTGCACTGGCATACTCACCGAACGAAGGCTTTTATCTATCGTTCAGTTTAGGCAAGGATAGCCAGTGCCTGTATCATATTGCCAAGATTGCAGGTGTGAAGTTCAAGGCTCACATGGGTCTTACGTCTGTTGACCCTCCCGAGGTAATCAAGTTTGGCCGTGAGCAGTATCCGGACGTAGATATGATAAAGCCTAAAATCAGCATCTATAACCAGGCCCGTAAGGAAGGCGTGCTTCCGACAAGACTGATACGATGGTGCTGTCGAGTCTATAAAGAAGGTATTGGCGCAGGTAACGTGGTTCTCATAGGCATCCGCCACGCAGAAAGCAGACAGCGTTCGGGTAGAAGTGAGGTTGAGATTACCAACCATAAGTATAGAGGCTCCCTAGAAGGTCTTGACGAGTTCCGTGATAAGAGGAACAGTCAGAAGCGTGGCCGTCCAACCCGGTGGGGCATTCACGAGATTAACATCACCAATGCCAGTGACGAACGTACCATCGGCTGTATCCGAGGCTACGAATCGCTTCTCATCTCTCCAATCATAGAGTGGACAGATGATGATGTATGGCTATTCTTGAATACACTCGGTATTAAGCATTGCAAGCTGTACGACGAGGGCTACTATAGGATTGGCTGCCTGTGCTGCCCTATGCACAACTATAAGCAGAAACTCGCCGACTGCAAACGATATCCGCATATCTATAATAGTTGGATTAAGGCCATCAAGGATATCCAGGCTAGCGGAAGGATGATAGACGAAGGATTGTCGCCAGAAGAGGTGTTCGACTATTGGATATACGGCAAGTCTATCAATGTATGGAGGGAACACCGCAGGCAGCAAACGTTGAACTTTTAAATATCAAGATTATGATTGAAGAAACAAAAGGATACACGTTATCCGTCGATACGTACAAGAAGGCGAAGGCTCTCAAAATGAAGGACCCTCGCTATTACATCTATGCTAGTCTCCGTGGCTCAGGTATGCCAACGAGGGACTGTTGGGCCATCGCCTTTCAGGGAGAAGGTCTCAACTGGGAGAAATCCTTCCTTGAAGGAGAGATGAATAAGCTAGAAGCCCAGGAGTCCGTTCAGAAGAGAATCGCAGAGGTGCAGGGCAAGAAAGCGAAGAACGAGAATAGCGATGAACTCACCCAGGAGGAACTTATTAAGGCTACATCAAAGGAAGAGATTCTGAGAAACCTCGTTATCGCTCAGCGAAAGCAGAAATTCGGCTCTCCAGAGTGGCAAAAGACGACAGCCATGATAGCAGACTATTCTAAGATTAAGCAGGATGAGATTGATACGGAAAATAATGTGGTCCACTACTACATTCCTCTATCAATGCCTCGATGCTGCGATGACTGCATTATCTTCAAAAATGGTCAGGCGACCTTTCAAAAGAAGAAGAAATAGTTAAATTCGTGTTAAAGTAACTTTGTTTTACTAGAATTTCAGCAAAACCAAGTACCTTTGCAGGCGAATAAATGTTCACAGATTCTTTCTGCGAATCATAATTCAAAAATTTTTTGGTTAGAGGGGTGGTGTCTTCACAGATATCACCCCTCATTTTTATATATATAAAGTAGAAGAAAAATATAAATTCAATCAGGATACTTCTCTCCGGTGATGAGTTCAAGCGCAATTCGCACCTGTTCTTCAAGCATATCGTCGTTAAACGTAGGAAGAACGCCGTATGATGGCAGTTTCTTCGTCTCTGCGGCCTCCAAAATGAACTGGAGCGCATGTACTAGGGAAGTATGGTCTTGAACGACCTCAAGCAATTTATCGCTCATTCTTACCTCCTTCCTTCTTAATCTGTTCTGCCATCTCAAGAATAGTCTCGGCGTGCTTATCGCGGTCGATGACTTCCTGTACGGCCTCATCGCTCTCCTTGCGAAGCTGCTCTTCAGTCTTGCCCTTGTCAGCAGCAGCATTCAGTCTCGCAGACTCACGGGCAAGGTATTCGTCACGAAGCTTCAACTTACCTGCCGTGTATTCTGCATCGCCAGGCAATGACGTATCCGCGTACATAAGCTGAGCGAATGCCTCGATGATGTTTCCATCATCCTTGGAGAACTCATAATGGTCTCCTACAGCCACAGGAACACATTCATCGAGCGCAGCGTACATTGATGTACCGATAGAGTACTCGATTCCCCATGTGCCGGCAATGTTCGCAATCTTGATGAAAGGCAACGATCCTCTCTGTAAATGCTTCTTGATCTCAGCAGGGATACCCTCTCTGAGTGAAGCAACTTCTTTCTTAGACAAGCTCTTGCTGAACTTCAGCACGGTGAAGTGTCTTGTCTTGATAGTCTTTCCAAATGGTAATGCCATGATAACAATATTTTAAAGTTCAACTTTTATTTCCTTATACTCGAAATCTGTGCAAGCATAATCATCTCCCGAAACGTCTCTCCAGAAGCGTTCTTCTTTACACGTCCCGTTATCAAAGAAGAAACAATCCTTGCAAGTGTAATCAGTCTGCTCCATGTTCCTTACGTTTTTATCCAAACTTAAATATATAACCACCTACATGAGAATACTTATTAGAGCCATTACACATTCCGCTAATGTTTCCCATACTGAAACCTGTTCTTCTAGCCGCATCATGCACGCTACAGAACGTTTCTATTTCTTTACCATCAAGAGAAAACATTTTCACACATTTCCCTTTTTTGGGGTGACGATGTTGGTAATCAGATATTTTTGTATTTCTGTTACCATAGTTTGCGTTATATTTAACATCGCACCATTCGAGATTTTCAACACTATTATTGTGCTTATTTTCGTCAATATGGTTTATTTGGGGTAATGTGCTATCCCCTAAGAACGTCTTAATCACAAGACGATGGACATATACGCTCTTCTTTTCACCGTTATCATAAATGATGCAGCATCTTAAATATCCGTTTTTATTTTCCGATTGCTTTAGGATTTTTCCCTTCACAAACACGACATCATCCTTTCTATTTTTTCTCTTACGCGAAGAATATCTATCCGATGTTCTTACTCTTCCTAGAGAAGAAACGTAATAGTTACTGCATCCATTTATCAACTTCCATTGTTCGTATGGAAGAGTGTCATCTATTCTATTTTTCCATATTTCTTCCATTTAATTTATTTATTTCGTCATTAATATAAAAAATTGCCTTACGCAAGTCCTCGATGCGCTTCTCAGTCTTGGTCTTGTTGCCATCCACCTTATCCTTGCGCAAGAGATACTTGATAGCGTTCCCTGTATTGAAGTCAAGGTGTCTGCAAATATCCAAGGGTTCAACACCGCACAAATCTTTCAACCACGCGTAATGGGATGGGTGAGATACTTGCTCTGCCTTTCCGTTTGCGGCTTCTCCTTCACCTTTCGTTACTATATCGAACTTTGTACCAAACATCATAATATCTTCCTCGCGAAAACGAGCGAAATACTTGTAATCTGTGCTAACAGATGTACATATATAAACATCAGCATCCTTTTTCTCAGCATTGAACAGAATAGGGGTGCTGCCGCCTTGAATACCTATCGGGTCAAAATTGCATTTTAAGCAATCCTTTCGTGTGATGTAAAATCGCAGCCCAACCTTAATATCTTCTTTCTTAATCATAAGCTATTCCTCCTTATCTTTTAGTTCAACGAAATCTCCAATGCCCAAACGAGCCTTGTTGATGCAAGACGCAATCCAACCTATCAAGTAAGCAGAAGGCTCGCCTCCGTGTTCCATACCAATAGCATCCTCGATGGCATCGCAGGCGTGAGAAGCTTCATGGCAGCAATAATCCATCGACATATCCTTCGAGCACATATAAGAGACGAGAACACCTCGACGCTTATCTTTCTTTCTTACGGCATTATCATACGTAACGCCGCCGTAGTCCCTATCTGGAGCCTCACACCCGTCAAAGCAGGAATCTATCAGTTCTTTCAAGTCTTTACCGATGTGTACCCAAAGTTTCAAAGGGTAGATTCCGTTTTCGTATTCGTAATATCCTTTCTTCTTCATATTCTCAACTATTTAAATTTCTCGAAATAGAACTCAATAGGTCTATCAAAGTGCTCTTCAATTAAACCATAAGCTAGCGACATCTTTACCTGAAAAGAAGCTTTGCCATTAAGCAGACCTTTCGCCTGTCTTGTAATCTCTGAGCGAAATTGTTCCAAACTCATATCACGCTTACGAAGATTGCAAGACCTGCAAGATGGCATATAGTTCTCCATGCAATCATCGCCATGGGATACGACAAACTTTCCCTCCTTGTTGCTCCACCGAGAGTAACAACCTCGATTCTTCGGAACAAGATGGTCAACCTGCATATCCTTATACTCTATGCTCTTGCCGCAATAAGCACAATGCCCATCGTATTTGCGATATATTTTAAGTCTATCTTCTTTTTTCATAATCATTAATTATGTAATCTACTAATATGCCACTTTGAACAAACCTTGCATAAGTAAGGATGCCAACCAAGTGCCTTTAACTTCGGATTCTGATTCAGGAACTCCCAAGCATCATCCTCAGTCTCGTATGCGACCTTCGCCTTCCAGGAATGAACCTTCTTAGTCCAATGCTCAGGGTCCGGCTTAAACGGAGGTACTTTATTAGGATTGTGATGTCTTCTCATAGGCACTTGAATGAAACACTGTTCAACGTTCTGTTCACCGCAATCTCACTCTCGTTGCACATGGTCCTCATGCATTCCAGGGCATCCTCGCGGACAGCAGTCATAATCTCGCTCATCGAAGCGGTGGCCGGAACAATATTCCCGTCAGCCTTCTTCTTCGTGATACAGGAGATAATCTCCTTGATATATTCCTTGTCTATCATAGAAATCTGTTTTAATGGTGGCCGCCGACCGTGGGAGGGACTCGAACCTCCCGTCTGCCCGGACTTATGCCCGAAGGCATGTCCCACCGCCCTACGGCCACCGGTATCGTTAATCATCAGGCTGAATGAAGCTCTCCGGCTGCTTGGCGTCCTCCTCACCGACAGGAGACTTGATGTCGTTGATGAGCACCTTCTCCTTCAGGTCATCCATCAGGGCGCCGTACACCTGATACATATTGCCTTCCTGAGTTCTCTTCTTGAAGAATCCGTACTGGTCCCACATGTCCCTTCCGAACTTCTGTATGCTAGGGATGTCCCTTTCGTCGATATCGTTAAGCCTACAGAACTCGGCGAATCTCTCATACAGGTCCTTCGAGAGCATCCACGATGAAATCTCGTTTTTCGCCTCTGGGCTGCTCCTCATGCTGTAGGCCATTATCCACGCACCGATAGGATGCTTGTCGAGAAGCGAGATGATCTTCTGCCTGAGGCCTCCGCTGGTATCAGGGAAGCGGTACTTTCTCTTCCTCAGCTCCATCGCGCCACGGAATATCCAGTTGAACACTCCGCTCAGCTCCTCACGGATAATCTTGCTCGCAAGCTCCGGATCCTGCCTGTCCTTGGAGATGGTCACGTCGAAGTTGATGTACTGGAGGCGCCTGACGAAACCGAGTGATGCGTCTTCAGCGTTCGGGGATTCGTTGAGACTGAAGATGAGGTAGGGGATTGAGTTTCCTTCAAGAATATCCCTGCCCAGCTTTCTCATCGGTACAGGCTCACCGCTCACGAGCCTCTTGAACATACCCGTATTCTTCTTTCCGAACTTCTTCGGATCTGAATCGGAAGACCAGTTGAAGATGGCGTTCCTGATAGGATACCTTCCCCTCATTCCCTCGTCTCCGTCGGCAGTGAGGTCTGCGTAGTCCATCTTGCTTATCCTGTCCTTACCGAATATATTGCAGGCAACGTCGAAGATGACGCTCTTTCCGTTTGCTCCCGTTCCCACCAGAAGGAGGCACAGCTCGATCTTCGATGACTTCCTTCCCTCGTAGGGGTTGTACGCCGTACCTCTCTGTGTCAGTCCAAGGCCGAGGAACATCTGAAGAACCATCCTTGACGTACTGTCAGGAAGAACCTCGTGAATGAAGTTCAGCCACCTGTCGCACCTTGCCTTCGGATTGTAGTCGTAGGGATGGTAGTACGTGACGTGGTACTCGGGAGAGAATGGCATTACCCTCGGATACTGCAATCCGCTTCCGAAGTCAACCACTCCGTTGGCGAATGCAACGATGTCGAATGTAGGCCTCAGTATGTTGTAGCACTCTATCACGTCAATGAAAGACTTGTTCATCACCGTGCTGATGCCGAGCATAGGAGCCATGGCCAGGTCGAGAAGCAGCAGCTGGTAAGCCTGCTCCAGGACTATCTTCGGAACCGCCTCGTATATCTTTCCGTTGAACATATAGTAAGCACCGTTGTAGTACTTCACCGGAGCCTTCTTCGCAAGCATCCTCATCGACCTAATGAAGAAAGACTTCATCTTGTTGTACTTCTCCGAATTCGCCTTGCCCCAGTCCTGGCACCTCAGCATGTCGAAGCCGTACTCTTCACGCCTCGAAAGCTCCAGAAGCTGGGCGTGTAACGTATCTATAGCTATACCATTTTCCATTTATGCACAATAATAACATTAATTTTCCGTCATTGTGTAGGGTTAACCCCGATAAACAGGGGCTTTCAGAAAGATATACACGTCTCTGATAACCCTTACAACAAGTCGACTCTATAATAATACGACAATACAAAGATACGAAAAATATCATGAATATATCCCATAACCATAGTAAATAAAGGATATAAATATACATTATAGGAGTACATTTGATGAATAATAGATATACATTTATGGTTTTGCTCACCAATATGGGAGTTAATGTTGCCAAATGTTAAAAATACATCATTGTATGAATATGCATAAATATATTTTCTGAAGACGAAGTAAGTTTACTTTACAAGAATGCTGAAAAATCGGAAGAAAAAATTTTTAGAAGAGGTGACTACCACGCTGATTTGGGGCTGCAAAGGGGGTGTGGGGGTGTACGTTCAAAATATATTACATTATCCGTTGGTTTATATAGTATAAACGAACGTGAAACATCAATTTTAACACTTTTTAAGAATGTTGGTTTATGTTATAAACTAAATTATTATAACCATTTGAATATCAACCACTTACAACGTATTTTAATTCATTCTTTTTGCATAAATATACGTCGTGGAACACAAAAGATTATTACATATTACTTGACTCAATAAAAACTTACATATTTTCTAACTGGTTATATGTTAAAAATTTAACATATAATATAGCTATAATTACATATATAAAGCTAAAAGCTACATATATTTTACTTTAATACGATATGTTAAAGTTACAAAATACTGATTATCAATACTTTATAGCACTTTAGAAAGCTAAGATTTAACATAATAAATTTGGCTATATCGGAAAAATTTCGTACCTTTGCAGTAGATAAAAAGAAAGATAGTTACTACTTATCGCAAGCAATAACTATCTAATTTTTAAACAGAGTCCTATGTTATGAAGATAGGACTTTGCAAAGGTAGTGCTTTTCTAGCACACCACAAAGTATTTTTAGATTAAGTAACATTTAAACAGAATTACGTTATGAAGAAAGAAGATTTAGAAACCAAAGGTGCACAGGGCTACGACCACACGAGCACAAAGGTTGCAACGTATGTTAACGAGTGCAAGAAAAGTGCGGTTTTAGCACAGAGTCTAGACGTATTAAATAGCTATCGCAAGAAATTACTTGCAGAAGCTACAGACAATGAGCTAGTAAATGCAAAGAAAGAACTTGAGAATGCACGTGCAAAGTACAACAAGTTAGCAACAAATTATGTGCTATCTGATAGTTCGTACTGCAATTTGCAAACTGAGTGCGTACGCACTGCGGTTAGCGAGTTTTCACGAAACCACAATTTACCGAATTTCTTTTCGTGGTTTGATGACAACGGCAAAGACAAGCAAACTAGCATTATTGATAGTTTGCAGCGTTTAGGTAGTAAGTTATCAGATTTGCACCACAAATTTACGGACGGCGCAAAGGTAGCAAAGAAGAAGACGGAGTCTATCTCTGATTTGCAGAAACAAATTGCAGAGTTGCAAGCAAAGTTAGCAGCAGCGCAAAAGTAAGTAACACAAAATAGGTAGCTAGAAAAAAGGTCTAGCTATCTATTTTCCCGCTGACTATCTGACCGGTAGCCAGTGGGAAATTTTACTCCAGGTTTTTCAACTTGGAGCGGGTCACTGTATCCTTATTTTTCCCACACGATTTTGGAAACCTTGTCGTGGTGTGTGGGCTTAACCTTAGAGAGAGAATTTATTCTCCCTCAGGGGACTAATTGCCAAAATTCAAGAGAAGTATCTCGGCAAATCGAGAGTGCGAGAGGCACACCGAGATGGGAGAGAGTAACGTGTTACTCAGAGACATCCATCCGAGAGATACGCAAAAATTCCTGGCGTGAGCGTCGAATGAGATGAGACGGCACGACGGCTAGGGAATTTGTATCATCTAGCGAGATGAGAGTTTTAGAAAGAAATCATAATTCATATTCTATCCCGTTGGCTGCGGGTTAAGGGATACGAGATATCCTGAAAGGCTGCGTGTTGGATGGCACGTGGAGTGGTTTCCGTTGTAGGGATTTTCCTACACATCATATTCGCCCAGAGTTTTTAAAGTGTGGGCTGGCGAATATAAAACACACTTTCTGGAATCGGTTGCTTGTCATCCGTGCGAGATTTATCTCCTCAGAAATAAACAAGCTGCTGGCAGAAGCATAAAATCTGTAGGGTGTGAGCCACGTAGTTAAGACAATAATGATAAAACGTGGTGCAAAGATGCACATCCTGGCTAACGGGGCGGTGATTACTCACCGCTCTACAATTATCAACCATTTAAATATTTTAGATTATGAACGGAATTAATGTAAATTTGTGGGCTATGCGCTCAGAGTTGGACAACGCAGTTAATCAGTACAACATGGGTTGGATTACCCGTGCTGAGTTTGCTAACATGTGCTTCGATGCAAGAGAGCCTTACATGGGAGTGATTAAGAATACCATTCTGTATATTCGTGACAGATGGTTTTAACGCCTAAAAAATCCCTACGCTTGTAGGGAACGAATAACCAAAATTATTAGAATTATGATATACAATTTCGATTGCAGGGGACAGAGAATGATGGAGCGTATCATTGCCGACAGGCAAACCATATACGCCCGTGTGGAGTTTATCTCATGGAAAAATGATATTCTCAGTCTCTTCCTAGCCTAAAATCCGTAGCCAGTACGATAATTGTCGTGCGTGGCTACGGAGCAATTACCAATAAAATATAGATATGAAAGCAAGACAGATTATTTATTCAAGTACGATAATTGTGCTGGGATTTATTCAGAGTGTGCCGGCATTTGTTATGCTAGCAAGTACGAATATTATCGTAATTCTGCTTGGAATATTTTGGGGAATTGTGCTTGGAATATTCTGGAGCAGTACGATAATTGGCAAGTGGTATTTCCGCGAGCTGTGGCGATCTACACTCCGCTTGGAGAATTTCATACTGCCTGGAGTTTCGTAAATCTAGAAAGTACGAAAATTGTGCTTGGAAACATTTAGCTAAATTCTGCTTGGAGAAATCCAGGCAGTACGATAATATAACCAATTAAATTACAGAATTATGAAACAGAGAATTTTCGTGGCATTATTTGCCGTAGTGTGTGTTGCATTGTGTGTAGTATCTGTTACTCTGTATAATTGTCACAGAGCAAACGTGATGCTGAGAAAGACGGTTATAAACCAGGCTAATGAGATTTCAGAGCTTGGTAACAATCCACGCACCGAGAGTACGATAATGTACGTAGGTCTTAAGAAGTAATTAATCTAGCGTGGTGATGGCGCCACATGCCCAATACGGAACGAAAAAACATTGCCCCTCTTAAACCAAAATTTTTGAATTATGCCAAATCTGAGAGGAGTTTCCGCTCCTCTCTTCTATTAACCAAAAATATTGAGAATATGTACAAGACAATTACAAAGGAATTAAGCAAGTGTGAGTTAATTGATATCATGATGGGCATGGACTGCGAGGAAGATATGTGTACACACACATCTATCCAAAGAGTTCTATGTCCTATACAGGCGTGCGATGAGTTCGGCGGCGATCCTGAGGATTCACGTCCTCTGCTGCCGGGAACATACCTGGCTGTATATCATGACGAGATGGAGGATGAGCCGTTTCCTATGTTTGCAAAGAATTGCGCCCACATCATTACAGATGAGGACAAATGTCAGATGCTCATGAACGGAGACGGCTGTATTCTGATTTTCCTGCTGAACAAATACGAGCAGGGCTAGCCAAAAATGTGCTCAGGCATTTTCCTGGGCATACTATGTTAAACCATTTAAACGGAAGAATTATGCAAGACAGAAAATCACAGAAAAACTTTGAGCGTGCGTTGCTCCATGAGATGGAGAAAATTAAAATTGCTGCACGCCAGTGGCACAACAACAATACTAAGGGCTACAGAGATTATCGTAGCAAGGAGGCTATCTCCAAGAGCTTCTCTGAGATAGCGGTGCTGTGCATGAGCTAAAATGTGCGTGGCGATATTGTCACGCATGCTATTCACCAAAAATTATAGATTATGAAGAAACTAGAGAATACTAAATGGGAAGAAAAGAGAAATTATCTGCGTAACGTAATCCTGCCTAAATTGCAGGGGATGCAGCGTGATTTGTTCGGTGACGAGTATTTGACAATAAATGTAAGCGTCGGTCCAAATGGGGAATACGTCACGGCGTATGCCGCTATTATGAAGGGTGGCGAGATGCAGGACAACATTTTTGTACATTTGTGCGTATACGACAGCCGTGAGAATATAGATTTCGAGTACGGGAAGCTTTTGAATTTTCTCGTCTTATACCAGGCCTCATAGCTTTTACGCTGATCACACAGCCTGAAAAATGAGGGAGTTTCATCTCCCTCTCCTACAAACCAAAAATGTAGAATTATGAGTAAATGGGTACAATTTTACCACAAGATTAACAAGTTTGACCTTGTGAACATGAGATTTACGGATGAAGAAGAAACCGTAGAGATGGTTGGCATGGATTCTGTCATGCGTATCGACGGCAGATGGAATATGCCGTCGATACGTGCTGCGATACGGCAGAAAATTGAGAGGATGAAGAATTTCGATGATTTTGATCCCTGTGCATTCTCCATTCTCACCGGCAGTTCTATCCTGAATGCTTCCGAAAGTCCGTTGTACAATCTCTGAGCCAGAACTTGGCAGTACGATAATGTGCTGCCTGCTATTAACCAAAACAGAATATATTATGACAGCAGAAGAAAAGACTCAGCTAGAGAAGCTTGTAGAGAAGTATTTGAAAGAAGACGCGTACAAACCACAAGGATGGGGAGAGAGAGCCGCAATGGAATTCCAAAGTGCCTTAAATTGTGAGTGGCTTCTAACGTACAGCTTTAGACCAGACCCGGCGTAGTTATTTGCTACGCCTCCAATTATCAACCAATAAAATTCAGAATATGTCAGAAGAAGACAAAAAGTTCCTTGCAAGGCTCGTAGCGAGCCACAAGGCGGTTATAAGTGAAGAGTGTAAAAGAAAGAATCTCGACAAGAGCGAGTATTACAGGCGTGCCGCTCGTGTGGACAAGAAAGCTCAGGAGATTGAGCGTGCGTACATGCGCCCTCGCAGATTTTAGCCAAACATTCTGTGCAGTCTATCTGCACAGAAACCATGTTGAACTAAAAATAGAATAGATATGGAGTATATAAAGAGAACAGAGAACAATACGCGCGTTGACGTGTATTTCGATGGAGAAAAGTACGTATTCATTAACGCATTCCACGGATGTGTGGCAGTTGCGAGAAGAGAAGGACTCGTTGAGTTCACTAATGACGGATACATGGCTCACGTCAAGTTCAAGGTCGAGAAAACGAGATGCACCATCAGTAAGAGAACTATAGATGGCGCCATTCACAAGATGGAGAACAGATACATGAGCACAATCGTTGAGTATGAATGGGAGGAGGTTGACAGAGATAACCTGCCTTATGCTGTGAGCGTGAAAGTAGAGGAGCGCTAAACCAAAAAATCCTGCGTGGAGACACGTAGGAGCTATTATTAACTAAATATTCAAAGGATATGGAAGAAAGTATTGAGGCTATGCTGTGGGATTTCATTGTTGATAACAATATCGCCACAGAGGACGAGGTTAGACTTGTCACGTATATAAATGGCTTGAACGAGGAAACGATGACAGACATTATTTATGCCAAGACAGGACTACGCAGTTACGAGCAGTGTAAAGATGAAAGCTACTCCGGCACAGATGAGCTTGACAGCTATTATTGTCTTGACGAAGAAGACAATGAAGAAGAGGATGAAGATGAAGATGAAGATGAAGAAGAGTAGTATTTGCCTAAAAAGGTGCGCCCATGTATGAGCGTGCCTTCTATTGTTTAACCAGATAAATTATTTGAATTATGGCAAATAAATTTCAGTACACGAACCAGAATGAGCTGAGAAAGGCATTCTGGGAGTTTTGTGACGAGTGTGGCATCGACTACACTGGCAAGAAGACAAAGTTCAACCTTGACTTGAACATGACTTTCAATGACTGGAAGGACGGATTGCAGAAAGATGGTGTGATAAGCGACAAGCTTTGTTTCAGAGCTTGTCTGTATTAAGCCAAATCAATCCTCACTCTCACGGGTGGGGATTTCTATTAACCAATACAGATTGAAATATGAAGAAAATTGAGATTACGAGAGCTGGCATGGGCGAGAAATGCTCATACCCGAAGTTCAGCAAATTACTGGCAAAAGGCTATATAATGTGCCATCGCTGCAAGTATTGTGCAGAAATTACCAGTGAGACAGAAATAATGTGTAACTATAATTAATCTATAATTATGAGTGAATTAGAGAAAATCCTGAATGACGATTTGCTGAAGTGTGAAATTGTAAATTCAGCAGAGAACGAGGTAAGGCGTGTTGATCTCATCAAATGGACGCACGACAATACATTTTCCATTGCCGAAGTACACAAGAATACAGGCAAGCTTGAAATATCAGACGTTCCTGAAACTGACGAGCTTGAAGCGCACAACTATTTCTACAGAAATTATGGCGACAGTATCTTGTTTGACTAAAACTCCCCACGATAATGTGGGGAACCATTATGAACCATTTAAAAATAGAATTATGGCAAAGAAAATTTATGCGCTCTATCGCACAGACAAATGGAATACATACGGAAGCCGCGAATTACTTGTTGTAGCAGGTAGTATCAGAAGATGTTGTAAGGTAGCCAAGGACGACGGAGCAACAAAAGAGCAGATTGAGGATTTGCGCGGTTACCGCCATCAATCCCAGTGTACCGACGAAACCGATTACGAGTACGACATTGATACGTACACGCTCAATGAGAGTTTAATCAGCTAAAAATCCCTCTTCGGAGGGAACCATTAAGAACCATTAAACAGATGAATTATGGAAAAGAATATTGTAGAAGTTGTTATGAACAACAAGGGTGAAGTTATCGAGAAAATAGCCGATTATATCGGTGTGGCAAGTTTTGCCAAGACTATCGAGGAACTATATCGTGAGTGTCTTGAGGAATTCGATGACGCAGAAGATCTGGAAGAATACATTGCAGATATGCTTAGAGAGAATATCCAGTCCCTTGCATGGGAGTTTACTCACAAGGTAAACAGAGAGATGAAGAAATATCTCCATCTTAACGACCAGCGCATGGATGGTAATTTTGCAAATCTGTACAACGATTATCCCAGACACGTTACAGGTACGTTCTGGGCGACGGACTACGATGGCGACGATTACTACGATTTTTACCCTCAGATGGTAGCCAGACTTGATGCCGCAGAAGGCAGCGAGCAGGCTAGCAAGGACAGAGAATATCTCGAAGAATGGTATTTCAAGGCGTTCGGCACGTACAACATCAAGTACAATTTCGGCAATTACCTTGAAGAGGTTCACTCCATGATGGAGGAAGATTATGAGGAAGCCTAACAATATCCCCTAGCATGGGGATATTCAATGTTTAACCATTTAAATGAGATTAGATTATGAGTTACGAATTTGCAAAGAAGGAAATCGGTGATTACAGAATCACCATTTACCAGGATGAGGATGCCGAATGCCCTTGCACAGAATGGGATTTGGTGGGAGTTTACTTCTGGGACTATTCCGACTACGGATACAATAGAGGTCTGTCTCGTGGTTGCAGCAGCGAAGTTGACGCTAAAAATGCAGAGGATGCTTTGAAAGAGCTTGTCTGCAAATATGTGTCACAAAAGAAGATTATCGACTACATCAATAGCGAAAATGTCGATAGCTTCCGTATGCGCTATGACAAGAGCGAGCACATGTGGTATCTTGAGAATCTGTACGAGGGTGAGTGGTACTACCACGAAGAGTTCTGTCCGAGCGACTTGAAGAGATTCGACTATAGAGAGGAACTTTGCGATATCCTTGAAGAGGACGATTTCACGTATCTTCTGCATGACTGCAAGGATATTGCATTCTACGAGTGGTCATCTACTGGCTACAATCAGGGAGATTATGTCAGCGGATATGCCTACTGCGACAAGAAGCGTTTCTTCAAATATTGTGACACTAATACAAAAAACTGGAGAAAGCGAGCCTTGGACTTATTTGAGTATGAGGTTAAGTGCATAGGTCTTTGGATGTGGGGAGATGTCAAGTGGTTCGTCTTAGAGAAGAAAGTCCATTACAAGAAAGTCTTCACGGAAATAGGTCGTGAGCCGGAGGACGACTACGACTGGGAGCAGATTGATTCCTGCTGGGGAGAGTACTACGAGGACTCTGACGAGCTAATCAAGGTCGCTCTCGAAGAGAATGGAATCAAACTAAAAGAAACAGCCTAACAAGGGGAGCTTGCATGCTCCTCTTCTATCAACCAAAATACAAAGAATTATGAAAGCAAGACTTTATCATGACACAAGGAAGAAATCTCGTGATTATGTGGATGCGTGGAGTATATATTTCCCGTAACCAAAGCGTATGAGAGAGCAGAAACAAACGTATGGCACATTCCTCGGATGTACGCCTACAGAAGACGGAATGATACGTTGTACGTGGGATTTTGATGAGTTTGGAATGCGTTCTTATCTCGGAAAGAGGGTAGATATATCGACTACACCAGTTGCCTTTCAGAAAATATTTTATCATCTTGAAAAGCTATGGAACGATGTTATTACTCTCCATACAGAAGAAGCGGAGGAAGCCTGGCTTAATGCCTAAAACGGAGGGAACAATCCCTCTGACATTATTAACCAACAAATTATGAGATTATGAATATAGCGATTTTGGATTATTCAACATCAGAAGTAAGATTGATTAAGAACTGCCCGGATTCATGGGAAGAAGAGCAGATTGAGGAGTATATCTACGGAGAAAACGGACTCGACCTCAGTGAAAGTAGTACATACTACATGTGCGGTGATGCAGTCAGTATCAAGCAGGAAGAATACAAGCCATAAAAGCGGAGCGTCATGGCTCCGTACTATTAACCAAATTTTAAGAATTATGAAGAGATATTACGTATCAGTCACAGAGACTTTAAACAAGATTGTCAGCGTAGATGCTGAGAGCGAGGAAGAGGCAGTACAGAAGGTCCAGGATGCCTATGATAATAGCGACATTGTTCTTGATGCAGAAAATTACACAGGAAACGTCATCGAGATTGAACCAGACCAGGAGTTCTGCTCTGACTATGATGATTCTTACGAGCACATCGACTAGCCAAAAGCGTGGGTTCGCCCACGTGCTATTAACCAAAATATTAAGAGTATGACAAAGAAAGAAATCCAAGAGCTTACGGACATTGTTATGAAAGCAGACGTTTACAGTTTGTCGCACGGAGGTCGCATAGACAAATCCAAGAAGTACAGCTACCTGTTTAGAAATGACACAGGTCCACGGCATTACGAGTTCTCGATTGATGCAGACACAGTGGAAGAGGCGAAAAAATTAGCATTGGGCAATTTTATCGCAAAATTCAGAGCGATGGAGCCAAAGAAGAATTGGTCGAAGAAGGTTCTTGATGAGCCTGGCTTAAAAAGTCAGAATCGCCTGATAGAGCGCAAGATGATGCAAATTGCAAAGCCTTTCAAGAAATCCAAGTTCAGCGAAGGCTTCTGGTTTGTAATTTCTCCACAAGGAGAGTACGTGATGAAAACTACAATGCTTTCTGCTGTCGAGTACGCAGAGAGCATTGGAAAGAAACGAAAAGATGTGTGGAAAGTAAGCGTGTAGCCTAAAAAGAGAGGGCAGTTCCCTCTCACTATAACCAAAACAAGAAGAATTATGAATGAAGACAGAATCCTAAGCATGTTCTTCGAGAAAGCCAGATGGCAGTATGCTATCGAGAAAGGCTTATTCAAGGACATGAACAAAGCAGTAATGTATCAGCTGACTACGCCGAAGGCTCGTCTGGCTATGTATCAGAGAATCAAGAGCGGCAATTACAAGATAATGCCGCCACACACAGCAAAGATTCCGAAAGACAACGGAGATTTCCGTACGGTCTACGTGAATGAAAATGTGGACAGAATCCTCCTGAGTATAGCAAACGACCTCCTGTTCGAGCTGATGCCAGAGATGGTGCATCCACGCTGTACGTCATACCAAAAGGGTATTGGCTGCGGCCGTGTTGTACAAGATGTCTCTCATGTAATATACTCAGCAGAGGGAAAAATCATCGGATTCAAGTCCGACTTATCCAAGTACTTTGACAATGTACCAATACGATTCGTCGATTGGGCATTTGACAGAGTAGAGGAGAAATTCGGAAAATCTGCGCTGATAGATGTCATTCGTGACTACTATCACACAGACCTGTATTTTGACGAGAACAATAACCTCTGCAAGAAGTATCAGTCCCTAAAGCAGGGATGCTCTGTTGCTGCATGGCTGGCAGACGTGGTTCTGTACCATATCGATGAGATGTTGTCGAATCTGGACGGATATTACGTCCGCTATTCTGATGACATTCTCTTCGTGGGCAAGGACTACGAGAAAGCCATGAATATCCTGAAGAGCGAGCTGGAGAAGATGCAGATGACGCTCAATCCGAAGAAGGTTGAGTATCTTGACGCTAATCACTGGTTCAAGTTCTTGGGATATTCAATCAAGGGTCACAATATCTCCCTGTCGTCCACACGTATCAAGACCTTCCAAAAGGAGATTGAGAAGAGGACGATAAAGAAGCGTGACACCACGATGACGAAAGCCATCAATGCAGTAAACAGGTATCTCTACAAGGGGTACTGCGATTACTCCTGGGCTACTCAGGTTCTTCCGGTCATAAACGTGAAAGAGGACATCGACAAGCTCAACACCTTTGTCATGGACTGCATCCGTGCGGTCAAGACAGGCAAGAGAAAGGTCGGAGGTCTCGGATATGTAAAGACTCAGGCTATCGGTTGTATAGACCGAGGCCGTGGCAGGAACGTGAAAGCCAACAGGAGTAAGACAGAGAGCGATATCAAGGGGTATCTATCAATCGGTTGTGCCCAGAATGCCTTGCGAACGAGCAGGGCAGCGTACAACACTTTGGTGAATATACTGTAGATGAGCATCCTAGCGCAAGGAACTGCCGGAATGAAGAAGAATGTTTTAAACATCCGGTCTCGCACGATCGCGGGCCTGTCTCCGAATGGAGACGGTCCTGCGATCCTCTCCACCAGGATATTATCAATCTGATATAGCCATGCGCAGTATCTTCCGACCGGCAGACTCTGTAACCGAGCACACGGACGTAGGAGAAGGACGGACTAATTCAGGCGACGCCTCTATAACATCATCTGAGGGAACCGAGTAGTCCAAGTTTGCAACTTGAGACTCCTCGGGGCCCTCGTATGACGCACAAGGCGTAACTCATCAACGAAGTACAGAAATGTGTCAGTCCGTATGACTTTTACAGGTGGCGCACACCACCAATCCCTGACGGATGGCTGAAGTTTATGCAACAGGTCTCTTAACCAGAGTTCTGGATCCTGGTAACCGTCATAAATATGAGCGGTGACCTGGATCCTGAATTCTGGCGAATCCTGTGTCAAATCAGAAACATAAAGTATTGTGCCGAGCCATCGGTCAGAGAATCACCCAAGCACGAGGGTAGTCTTCAGAGGAGAGTGAATTTATGAGTGCCTGTTGTACTCGCCGGCTAATGCTGGGAATCCCCAGCTTCATCCGGCGATTATAACAGCTCTCAAATCAAGCTGCTATAGCTACGTGTCACGCTCTCAGATGAAGACAACGTTATTGCCAAACGAGGTACACGAGGAGGCTGTAATTTACCAACCAGCTTGCAAATAACGCGGGTTAATCCTTAGGTTAAATATTAACCCGCGTAAGCCATCTGGTTCGTATCAGTTGATTATAGGAAAGCAATAGGCCTATGAGTGTACCTACAACAACCAACGTGAATTGCATCACGACTTATCAAGAGTATGAGGTTTAATACCCCGTGAGTGGAATACCGTCGTCGATGTCTATCGATATCGACGACCGTATCCAAACACGGGGTCTAATCGAGAACATATATCCATGCAACATAATACATGAGATAAGTCTAGGTTATTGCGAGCCGAATGGTGCGCAAGGAGAATAGATTGTATAATACTGTTTCAATCATCCTGAGCATCCAGGTGATTACCTGGATCAGTCAGGACTCAAATACAGTATCAATCAAGACTTTACAGTTACGCAACAGATTCTCTGAGCGCACTCCTATTAACCAATATATTGAGAATTATGGACAGTAAATTACTAAAGAAGCTTGATGAAATCAAGAAAGAGTACTTGGAATCCGTAGTTTGCATGGGCGAGATGCTTGATTCTGTAAGCGCAGACGGATTCTCTATCGAGGAGGCACACTGGCTGTATATGCGTGCGATGGAGTGGGCGAACGGAGATAAGTTCTATATCCACTTCGGGCACGAGGATAATGTACTTAGTAACGGTGAACTCGAAAAAGTCAGTCTGATAGTGCTAGAATAAGCACTATCCCTATTAACCAACATTTTAAGAATTATGACATACGACGAGATTATTAATGCAGTTGAGAATGGTGCTAAGTTCACCATCAACTTCCAGAAGAGAACATGTAGAGTGAACGGCAAGGTAGTAATGTCCGAGGAAGACAAGCCGAAGGACACGCCTTACCTTACACCAGAGGTTGTATTTGTAGGCATCGAGCAGAGATATGCAGCGTACAAGCATTCTGTGCCGTCTGAGCGTTCAGAATCTCATCGCCGCTACTACTTCAAGGATTTGCCTGAGAAAGAGCTCTCAGACGAAGATATGATGTACGGAGAGCGGAGAGAGGTAGCTCGATGCAAGCTGGAGCTATACGTACTGGTCCAGCTTCTAAGAGGCAACCTCTGGTGGGACAACTCATGGGGAACGTGGTTCTGGTGTTCCAAGAACGATAAGGACCTGATTATCCTCAGAGACTGGATTGAGCCAAACAAGGGTGGGGCGTAAGCCTCATCCACTAGAGTTAAATAATTTATTACAAACCATTTTAAATTTTATAGAATTATGAAGCAGATTGTAACAATCACTGGTGAGAACTTGAACATCGTAACAAAGAACGTAGAGGCTACAGCAGCTACCGGTAAGAAGACAAAGGCGCAGATGCGTCTCGAAGCTCTTAAGGCAGCAGGCGTTGACGTAAGTAAGTACTTCCCTCTCGGTGACGACCAGCTTGTCAAGATCGAGAATGGTGCAGCGGTCCCTGTTGATATGGACGATGCAACCATTGATGCGGTAGGCAAGAAGATTGTCGAGGGTGGATACGTAAGCAACTGGAAGCTGTTCCGCCGCTGGGTGATGTCGCAGATGTTCCACATGCTCAGACAGATGGAGACAGACAAGCTAACGTTCAATGAGGTATTGCAGCGCAAGGGCTACGAGTATCAGTGGCGCATGTTGGAGAACGAACTCTATGCTCAGGTAAAGATGTCTGAGCACGGAGACCTTGACAATGTCTGTGCTAGAAACCGATGGTTTAACGGCGACGTTGCCAGCGACATGGCTACTGACTACATCAGCAAGCTCCGCAAGTACGTGGATGACAATCTTATCTACAATGTCAAGAAAGACAAGGATGGGAACGAGAAGAAGACATACAAGCATACCTGCAAGGGTAATCCTTACGTACGTCTTCAGAACAAGGATATCTTTGTCAGCGACTTGGAAAAGAAAGTCTACACACCTCTTAGAGAGATTGCGAACGAGATGGCGGCTGTTCCTACATACAAGCAGCTCTATTCAGTAGTTCACAAGTTCAACAAGAACCGCAAGCATCTCGAATGGAATACCAAGCAGGCTGATGCGTTCATTGACGCATACAAAGGCTCTGGTTCTTATTACACCATGCGTAACCTCATCATGTTCCACGGAGCAAGATTCCTGAAGGGCGGACGAAAGATGTCAGAAGCAGCATCTTTGAAGGAACTCGAATCTAAGGCTAAGTCTTATGATGGACAAGGCTGGAGAATGCTCGGTGTTCTCAAGCAGCTCATCAAGGAGTCCGGCATCGACATCCAGGGAAAGATTAACGAGTGGTTTAAAGCTAAGTGTAAGAAGTAACCTTAGCAAGATGTAAGGTTCGCCTCCTTAAGAATGGTGGCTCGGCAGTAATTTACAAGAGCTTCTGCAACGAGAGGATCTCCTCCAGTTACTACTGGAGGTAATCCTTCGAGCTAAAGCTCTCCAGATCAAACTACTAAAGTAAGGCACCAGCCGGGAGCCATTCTAGTCAAAAGTCGGTTACTGATTCGGTAACCGATTCTATGTTTAACCAATAAAATGAAGGATTATGAAAGAGATCAAAGAGAAGATTGATGTGAATTCCCTTGTTCCTGCACCTCTAGATAACAAGAATATTATGCTTGACTGGTGGGAAGAGAACATGTTCGATGACGAAAGCTATGCATTCTCCGGGAATACATACCTCGGATTCATTGCTGGTGTTCCGGTAATAGCCACCGTCAAGAGCAATGTTGTCGAGCTGAAATGCATCCCGCAGCCCTACAGAAGCACGGACAAGCTAGATGATTTCGGAAATGCAGTCATAAAAAACTTGACTGAAGACGAATGTCACCTAACGACCTACATGGTTCCGGCGTACAAGCAGTACATAGATGACGAGCGTGAGGGAGACGCAAAACTACTAATATCGTTCTCCATCTACGAAGACGAAGCGACGATTTCATTCCATTGGAACGTACCGAAAGATTAGCCAAACAGGTCAGTCGTTAGCAGCGGCTGACTCCTTATCATAACTAGATTTTGTTTAAATGGTTCAAGCCGGTCTGTCGTGAGACACGCCGGTTTTTGTACCCCTAGTATTAACCAATTAAAATTTTGAATTATGGCAACAGCAAGAAGAGGTACAAGAATGCTCAAAGCTTCCGACATCATGAAGAGAAAGGGCATTGTCCAGAAACAGATGGACATGAACAAGTTCAACGAGGTTATAGAGAATTTCTTTATGACCCACGAGCCTAAGGATACGATTCTCCTTACGCCGAAGAGATTCATCGAGATGGATAACCCGCCAGAGGGAGACTTCATCGACTATCTCGATGTCAGCGTGTGGGAGAAGAAATGCGATGACCCGGATGACCAGTTCGACTTCATCGACTATCAGTGCATGAAGAAAAACGGGATGCTTCGTCCTATCCTTATGGTGAACGAGCCATTCATCGGCAATGCTGCCGGGTGGCTGAGAGATTTTTGTGGATTCACTGTGAAGAGCAGAACACGAAAGAAGAAGAAGGAATACATCGTGTCTCTGCCGGTTTGACATACTCTCACCCCTGAAGGGATGAGATTCTTGGATGCAGGCGCACATGCGCCATCCTTGTGGAAGGTGTCTTACTTGTGCTCTCCAATTCGGCAATGCCCTGCCGAAGAATATTCTGGGCAGCGAGAAGGTCACGGCTATGGACTGCGCCACACTCGGGGCAAGTCCATTGCCTATCCTTCAGCTGAAGCTGCTTGTTTACATATCCGCATGTACACGTCTTTGATGACGGGTAGAATCGGTCAATCTTATGGACGATGACACCATACTTGGAAGCCACGTACTCCAACTTGGTGACGAACTCACCGTGTGCAAGATCGCTCATCTTCCTGCCCCACAAGGCTGTCATGCCGGTGAGCTGGAGGTCCTCGATGAAGATACGGTCGTACTGCCGGCATAACTGATGGGCGAGCCGCCACTGGAAGGCGTTGCGCTGGTTGACAACCTTCTCGTGGTGTCTGTCGAGATCCTGACGTTTCCGTTCCCGGTTATGGGAACCTGGCACACACTTCAAGAGGTTCCGCGACTTACGCTGCAACTGGCGCAGTCCGCTCTTTAGAAACTGCGGGTTTTCAACCGTGGTTCCGTCGCTCATCGTCATGTAGGTCTTTAGGCCAAAGTCAATGCCTACGGATGCACCATTGTGTGTCTTTCCGAGGCTGACAGGGGCTTTATCAAGCACCATGATGATGAAATACTCTCCCAGTGGACTGCGCTTGACGGTGAGGGTCTTAACCTTGCCGTCGCAAGGTCTGCTCAGCGAGAATTTGAAACGCTTCTTTATTCTGTTTATCGTCAGCACGTTCCCGTTGATGGAATAACCTCCTTGTCGGAATACAAAAGAGGAGAAATCCTTCGCCCGTCTAAACTTTGGAGGTCGTGCTGCCAGATGCTTAAAGAAACGCAGATATGCGTCATCGAGACGGTCAAGAATCTCCTGCACCGTCTGCGAGTGCAATAGGTTTCGGTTGATGCGCTTTGCGAAATGCTTACGCATTCTGTTTATGCCGATATATTTGCCGTACATGCGGTAGTAGCGTTTCTGTAGCGCGAGTGCATGATTCCACACAAAAGCAGCCTCGCGGAGCATCTTATCCAGGTGCTTCGTCTTATCGGTGCGATAGAGTTTGTATTTGTATGAAATCATAAGCAAACGTTTTATGCTTACAAATATACAACTTTTTCTTCAACTTTGCAAATAAATTCAGAAAAATATGCACTTTCATCCCACACCTGAAGGTAGTGGGTATTCCCGCGCTAAATATCGTAAAGCCGAACAAGGCGTGGAACATTATTGTTTCACGCTCCTATTATTAACCAATTAAAATTAAAAATATGAATGATTTTTTAAAATTAGCAGAGGATTTAGGATGGAGTTATAATGTTGACGATACACCTAACGAAAGAGGTGAGGTTTGCGTCGAGTTAGAGAAGTATTCCCCACAAGACCAAGACTTCATCGCCACAATTTGGTTCGAGAATGGCAGTAAGTCTGACTTCATGGATAAGTTGTATCAATATTATAGCGACTTCGATCCTGACGAGGAAGCCAGTAAATGGATTGGCGAGGATGGACATGGTGCTAACGGCGCGCCATACAAATTATCGGATATTTTGCAAGATATGGAGGATTGCAAGGATATGCTACTAGATTTATGGCACGAGTATTTTTACGATGAGTACCCAGAAAATCGTCCAAATGAGACCGACGAAGGGAAGCGACTCGCAGGAGAAATCGAGGAGAAATCCGGAAAGCATTACCACTCGTGCTCTATACAGAATTATCCGAGCGGTAAGTACGGCGTTATCATTGATGGCTGCCAGAAGTTTCTATCGGAATGCAAGGAAGAGACATTAGCCTATATGAAAGGCGTGCTTACGGGCCTTGATATCGAAAGAAAAGACTAAGCCAAACAAGCCTGTCGGAAACGGCGGGCATCAAGTTAAACCAAAATATTAAGATTATGGATAGAAAAGAATTGAAAGACGAGATTGACGAGTTGCGTTCAACAGCAAAGATGGAGCTTGCATGCACCATCCGCGAGATAATGAGAGAGCACAATGTGCAGAAGAAAGAACTTGGCTGGCCTGTAGTTGTCAACAATAGCAGTCTTGTAGATATCGTAGAGGTAGGCAGTGGTGATACAGACATCCCGGTTTTCGTCATAAATGTTGGTGTTGGCTACTACAAAGAGCCTCACAAGGTAAGTGCTTTGGACGATAGCATATCGGTCGAGCTACTCGCTGATATTGCGACAGGGTTGAATAACGAACTGAGTGGATACGTCAGCACTTATGTGGCAAAGTACAGATTCATCTATGACGACGGTACTACTGCTGACATGGATGAGCCTTATGTATTCCTTGCAGAATCAGAAAGAGATGCCAAAGATAAGGCAGACGACTATGCAGAAGTATGGAATGAATGGAATGAAGATACGATAGAACTCGTGTCAGTCAATAAACAGACTTCTTCGGAAGGTTAAATTAGCGTTAAAAACGGCAAAGGTGATGGTTTATAAAATAAACTTTGTTACCTTTGCACTATAAACCAAAAAGTTAGAATTATGACAGAAGAATTAAGAATCAAGACAAGAGACTGGGAACGACTGTTGACTCCTGTTCAGCAGGAGAAGTACAAGCTCGCTATCAAACAGGGTTGGTTCGCCGACTATCACGGTAACGCGTGGAGGCACAACACCTTCTACGGAGCTTATATCTGGAAGTATCCGAAGTTCATCAAGGTCGTGAGAATGTTCGATGAGCTGTTGGGCCACAAGCCATTGTGGAAAGACATCACTGACGACAACCTCCGTGACCTCTTTGAGAAAATCAAGGAGAACTATGCTCCAAACTCCGCAAAGACCGTATGCGCCACCATCAAGGCGGTGATACGTGAGAACGATGCGACGAAGGAGATTAACAGCCCTACATTCGGAAAGATACTCAGAACGAAGGCCGTGCCCGTGCAGTCCGTCTATCTCTCGGATGAGGAGATAAACAGAATCATCAATTACAATCCAAGAGGACAGACGAAGAGATATGTTCAGCGCATGTTCCTCATGGAATGCCTCTGTGGAGCACGCTACAGCGATTGTCAGAGGATAACTCCCGAGAACATCGATGATACCGGGCATTTCCTGGTGTATGTAGCACAGAAGACCAAGACAGAGGTAAGGGTTCCTCTTCACAAGAAGCTCCGTCCGTTCCTGGTATGCGGCACGGGTGTCGAACCTCTTCCTGGCGAAATCAGCGAGATGACCTTCAACCGAACTCTTCGTGACATCTGCCGTGAATGCGGAATAGATGCGAACACGAAGGTGTTTAAGGCCGGAAGGGAGGAGACCGGAAAGAAGTACCGCTTCATTTCTTCGCACACCGGCAGACGTTCGTTCGCCACAAATCTCTCCAAGAAAGGCGTGCCATTGGAACAGATTGCCGTCATGATGGGCCATACTAGCAATGGTAAGCCAAACATCCAGATGACGATGCGCTACATAGTCGGGAAGACGGAGATTGACAGCAACACCCTCAAGCTATTCGGAGTCTATGATAAGGACGACGACGAGTCAGATGAGGACTAAGCCAAACTGGAGGTGGCCAATAGCCATCTCCTACTATTGTTTAACCAATTAAAGTTTTTAGAATTATGTTAGAAGGATTTACAGAAGAAGAGTTGCAGAGCATGGCGTACGATTGCCAGAAGAAGTACGAAAAGCTCGAAAAAGAGACCGTAATGAAGGCTCTTACTGGCGAAATTGGCACAAACTCTGCAATGGTGGAGGAGTTGGAGAGCCTCAACATCCGTTATCACGACGAGATGGACGAGTACGACGATACCGCACTCGACCTGAATCCGGGTCTTATCGAGAACTTCAAGAGAGCAGAGCGTGAAGGCAAGAACGTTATCTTAGAGGCGCAGGAGTATCTGAAGATTCTCGGTATGTGCGAAGAGATGTTCAACCAGAAGATGTGGGTCAACGAAGATGGCCACATGTGTGACGAAGACGGAAACAGACTATCTGCCGACGGAGAACATCGTGTATTTGAGGTCATCAAGGGAGGCAAGCAAGACAACTAGTCAAAACCAGGAAGTAGCAATACTCCCTGCCAAAGATACTTTCCATATTAAATTAAATGGGGCTGAGCTATCGGCCATACGGGCGGATTAGACAATTAATGTTTCGTCCTCTCTTGCCCGTGAGGGTAGGAGAGGATTTCAACCAAAAACAGATATATAATCTGACTATTATTAACTAAATTTGGAATTATGAAGAAAACAATGAATGAGGATTTACCTTACGAGCAGCAGATGAAGCCTATCCTTGCAAGCTACGACAGACTTGTTGAAGAGAATCAAAATCTCAAGAACAGAGTAGCAGAACTGGAAAAGGCCTTGAACTCTGCTAGTAACGAATCGGAAAGAAAGTACAACGCAGAGATTAGCGACATCATTAACACCTGTAAACAGCGAGGCGAGAAGCTTGAGTGGATCCAGAAGACACTAGAAGATTATCTCGTAAGTTTAGGTATTGAGCTTCCTCAGTACAGAACGGTTTCCAAAGTCGTGAAGATGATCGTTAAGATTTAGCCCCGATTAGCCAAAAATAGGGAGCTTCGGCTCCTGCAATTAATAACCAAGCCCTACGCAACACGGTTAAGCGACAAAGTTATGAAGAAGATTCTATTTCTATTGATGTTTGTCTTGGCGACAGCATCATCCATTGCGCAGGAGAAGCATCCTTACTACTGCACAATAAGCGGTACGTACAACCTTGCGATGAAGATCAGACTAGAACTTGAATGGGGCGAGCAGAAGAAACTTGTAGCCCTTCGTGATGAAAACAATAAGAAGATTGAATTTAACAACCTCACTGACATTCTCAATTATATGTCAGCTAGAGGATGGCAATTCGTTACCGCATTATCCTATGATAAATGCATACATTACCTCCTAAAGAAGGACGTTTCCTCACCGGAAGAAGCAAAGCAAGGTCTTCGATTCAGTACGGATGAATAATAACCCAATAGCCGCTCATCACTTAACAGATAGGCGGCTATTTTATTAAAAGTCACCACTAAAAACACATCAAAAAACGCACTTTTTCCTTAAAAAGGGTTAATGTAAATATTCAGTACTTTAATGAATGACACGAATTCCTGTTTTTACTTCAACCGAAACATCTAGCTAAATCAGTACTTTCGAGAGTTTTGTTTTTACTTTTTACTTGAATGATTGAATTTTTAGCACAAATCAGACATTTGGAGGGTAAGAATAATCGTCGTATCTTTGCATCAGCTTATCAGAAATCGCTAGCTGATAAATTGAATATGCTTTATCTTAGTGGCTTTTGCCACTCCATGATATACCCTATCCAATACTCGGAGAGCGACTGAGTAGAGGATAGGGTAATTTCTTTTATCCTATTCCTCGAAGTCAAGGTGGAAGAGACGGCTAAATACACCACGCACACCAAGACTTTAAATGCAAGTGGGACTCATGGCAAAAGTGCAGGGTTTAATCGCAGAAGGCACGAGAAGGGTGGATGCTACAATCCGAAAGCTGCGACGCTGAAACACGTGTAGTTCGTGCAGAGGTCGAATGAAGGGTCAATATACTGGGTCCATGCCATTCGAGGAATCCCGCACCTACAAGTTTTTCTTGTGGGTAAGGGGGATTCTCTCAATCAGCTATCTGCAACCTGTTCCATATTCTTTAAATAATGTAAGTATAAATTTAAATAAAATATTATATCATGGATAAAGATAAAGAAAATAATATTATTATACCCACGCGCGAGGAGTTTGAGGACTTCTGCTCACTGAAGCTTGGGTATAATGACAGAGAGTTCACATCAGAATTGTGGAAAACCTGCCAAAAAGTTGGTTGGAGGAAGAAAAACGGCGACCCTCCAAAGAGCTGGCAGATACTGGTTATATGCTATAATGGCATCGTTCTTCCAAAATTCGGTCGCAAACCATACAAACGAGCATCAGTATCAGAAAAAAGCGGAGAAGAAGAGGAGTTCCCGGATAACGGCATGCACTATATCGCCTATACTGACGGTAGCTGTGATAACAACTCGGCCACAAAGGCAGGTGGATCTGCTTACGTCTTAATCAAGGATGGAGAAGTTGTTAGAGTCAAGAATCACGGCCAACTCAACACTACGAACAATCGTATGGAGCTGCTTGCCATAATTTCTGCGGTCAATGCCTGCCCGGACGGCGCTTGTGTTGATGTTTATACTGATAGCAAATATAGCATACTGACCCTGGAGAAGACGTACAAGCCGGACACAAATGGTGACCTATGGGAACTCTACCAAAAGCATTCTCGCCACGTTGCTGGAGTTCGCTTGCATTGGGTAAAAGGCCACAACGGCGACCATTATAACGAGATGGCAGACGAAATGGCGTACGGAGCGTATTGCGAGATTTGCGACAAATATGGAATAAAGAAAAGTAACAGACACTAATCTTCTATCCCATATTTCTTATGGGTATAGAGGTGTTATATACTATTGCCTGTTTCATATAACCTTTTTAAAAAAGGAAAATATTAATTTTAAATAAGTAAATATAGGGAAGATGATTACAAATCAAGTAATGAAGAGACCAATGGGTAACTTTTTGGTCGAGCAAAGAACAAAAGATAGTATGTTCAATGCTACAAACTTGCTCAAACAGTGGAATGAAGCAAGTGGAGAGAAGAAGGAGATTACAAAATTCTTCGATAACGACAACACAAAGGAGTTTATTTCTGCTCTGATGGAAGAAGAAAAGCTTAATACGCAAAATTCTGCGTATTTAAAAGCGAGAGGAAAAAACGGAGGAACTTGGATGCATCCAATCCTCTTCGTTAAGTTTGCGATGTGGCTTAATCCTCGCTTCGAGGTTCAGGTTATCAAGTTCGTATACGACCAGATGCTGAAATACAGAAATGATGCCGGCGACGCATATAAAGAGCTTGGTGCTGCTATCAGCAAAATCGTGAGCAAGAAATTTATGCATGCCGCTATGTGCAAGATAGCAAAAGCAATAAACTATGTTGTTTTTAACGAACACGAGCACGAAATGCGCAACAAGCACGGAGAAGAATCCAAGCAATACGAGTTGTTCAGTATGGAACGCCAAGTTGCTATGCTCATCAATGATGGATTTCTTCACTCGTATGACCAGGTAATAGAGTATTTGAGAAAGAAGTATTCTGAGAAATACTTACCATCTGTATTACAGACAAAACGATAAACATTAGTAACATGGCAAGAATAACAAGAAACAAAGCTGCCGAGATACTTGGAGTATCAAGACAGACTATCAGCAACTACATCAAGGAAGGCATCCTAGGAAGCTACGTAGGCGAACACGGCATCCTGTATGTCAACAGCGAGGATATCGAGAAATATGCTCAGAAATACAAGATGATTGCAGCAAACGAGAAGATGATTGACGAGAAGCTCAAGGAAGTCGAGTATCGCAAGCGCGCAATCAACGTAGAGCTCACTGAACTGAGAGACAGAGCTACCGCAAACGGCAAACTGGCTGCAAACGCTGTAGGCATGCTGTTCGGTGTAATCAACACAATGTCGCATCTTGGTGTATTACCGAATCTTACCTATCGTGAGTCCAGTCTTCTGAAAGACATCATTAACGGAATGACCTATGACGAACTGTCAATCAAGTACGGCGTGTCCGCAACGAGAATCAGGCAGATTGCAGAAAAGACTTGCAACAAACTCACCTACAACGAGAATATTGTAATTGCTGAGCTCTCAACGAACAGAACCTTGCAGTATGAGGTTGAGCGCCTGAAGAAGGTAATCAAGTCGCTACAGGTAAGCTTCGACGAATACCGGCGCGCGAAAGGTGACAAGCCAGTCAGTAGCGCAGTACTTCCTCCGCTGATCCTTTCCAGGGATATAAAGGACTGCGGCTTCTCTGTCCGCATCCTGAATGCACTCAAAGGCTTCGACGTATATACCGTAGGCGACTTGGTTCGTAATCTCCGGGGAAGGTCAGAGCTTATGAAACTCAGGAATCTCGGCAGGAAGAGCGTCTGGGCTATCCTTGACTTCGTTGAGGAAAACAATCTCGACTTCAAGGAGAACGGAGAGTCTGAGGAAGACTTCTATATCAGGCTCAATAACAAGTTGTCAAACCAAAAAGATTAAGTATATGAAAATAAGACTAAACAAGAGTGCTGACCGTCTGGAAATCAGAACCAAGAAGAGGATAATAGCCTTCAGCTGTGATATTCTGAAAGGTTCTTATTACCTAGTACCGACTGTAAGATTTGACGTCAGTAGGGCATACGGAGAGAAGAGCTTCTGGTTCTTATTCCTAGGTGCTTTTGTGTTGATTGATATTTTTAAAATAAAAGACTAAGTATATTTTTTTAATTTTTAAACATTATGAGTGTAAAAAACATTATTTTGGCATCAGTACTCGCAATAGTAGTACTCGCCGCAGGTTCAGTTATCGGTTGTTATTTCCATTACAACAACCAGGAAATCTCACTTCGCCAGCAGTCAGAGGCTCAGCGTGGCAAGATTGAGGGTGTTCACGACAAGATGTGGAAGGTTCTTCAGCAGAAGGCACAGGTTACGGATGAGTACAAGTCCGCATTCGAGTCCATCTATCCGAAACTTATCGAGGGCAGATACTCAAAGGGAGACGGCTCGCTTATGAAGTGGATCAAGGAAAGTAATCCTAACTTCGACGTTTCGCTATACAAGGACCTCATGTAGTCCATAGAGATTCAGCGCTCCGAGTTTCAGACATCACAGGAGAGGATGCTCGATATCATCCGTGAGCATGAGACGCTCGTGAAGACATATCCGGCGAAGTGGTTCGTATCTGACACCAAGCCTATCGAATACAAGGTTATCTCCTCATCCAAGACAAAGATGATCATGCAGCTTGGAGAGGATAACGACGTAGACCTGTTCAAGAAGTAACGGCTTATGGAAATATTCATATTCCTAATCCCATTCGTGGTTGCTGCTTTCCTGTTGATTTTCTTCAGGAGGCAGACCACCTGGTGGGAATACGCCGTACTCGTCATTCCATCCATTCTCATAGGAATTCTCTTGGAGTTTATATTCAAACAGTCAAATGCTGCTGACACGGAGTATCTCGGAAGCTACGTGACAAGAATCCGTCATTACGATGCCTGGAATGAGTACATACACCGCACGTGTACAAGGACCGTTGGAAGCGGAAATAATCAACGTACGGAAACGTATGATTGCTCGTATGTTGACAATCACCCTGAACGTTGGACTTATTTTGATGCTAGGAACAAGGAGGAATACTTTATGACCGACAACGAGTTCAATGTAGTCAGAAAAATTCTTGGAACCCCTAGCGTGTTCATTGATATGCACAGGGATTACTACACTAAGGATGGTGATGCTCAGGAATGGGCGTGGGATGGTTCCATCGAAAACTCATACGCATTATCCTCGGAACACGAGTACAAGAACAAAGTCAAAGCCTCACGTTCTATTTTCAAGTTTGAGGATATTGATTATCAGCAGGCACGCAAGCTTGGACTATTCGAGTATCCGGATATCGTTCTTTACGACCAGAATCCCGTTCTCGGACTGAAGATCCCGAAGAATCAGGAGAAGGCGATGAGATGGCTGAACGGATACTATGGCGATCGGAAGCAGTTTAGGGTGTTCGTCCTGTTCTTTACGAACAAGCCGGAAGAAATCGTTGAAAAGCAGCGCTCATACTGGCAGGGCGGCAACAAGAATGAGCTTGTCGTGTGCGTCGGTATTGACAAAAACAAGAATGTCAAGTGGTGCAACGCATTTTCATGGTGTGATAGCCCGGTCGTAGGCGTTAAGAGTAGAGACTGGTTTATGAGCAATCCTGTAAATCTCGAAAAGTACGCAGAGTATATCGGTCCGATTGTAGAAAAGGAATGGCATAGAAAGAACTTCGAGGATTTTGACTATCTCACAATTGAGCTTACCGACGGGCAGTACTGGGCTATCATTGTTCTCTTGCTGATATTCAATATTGTAATGAGCTCCTGGATTGTAACCAATAATTATAAAAACGATTTGTAGCGTATGAAAGAAAGATTAAAAATGATTTTCGACCGCATCGACATCTTAGTCGTGTGCATTGTCTTAGGGTGTTGCCTCACAATAGCTGAGGCTTATATTGGATTCTGGAAGGGGTTTGCGCAATGCTTTGTGATGACCTTTCTAATTACCGAAGTCTGCTACACCCTTCGCTGCAACGAGAAGCTGAAGAAGGAGCTGATTGAAGCTAACTGGAAGCTGAAGGATGCGGAGGGTGAACTGGAATCAGCCCATCTAGAGATTGTCAAAAAGAGCAAGCTCGTAAACTTCTATACACTACTGATGAAGCTGTGGCGGGAAAGATGGAAATGCGAACGCGCCAAGGTCAATTACTGCAAGCGCAAGATAACATCGAGACAACTTGTTGATGCGATGAATCATGAAGAGAAGGAGGAATATGAGATTTCCGATAAAATCGTTGAACTTGACAAGGAACTTAGCGAACTCTACAAATAGATACTTGCCATAAAACAACTTTCCCCACGTCATTTACCGATGGCGTGGGGATTTTACTTGTTAACCGTTCAGATAGTCGATGACTTTTCGGTTCGCCTCGTCTATCTTTTTGTTATCGAACTGAATATAGAGCGAAGTCGTGTCGCTATCCCACTCGCTATGACCCAGAGCCTTGCCGATAACTTCCTTCGGAATATCAATGCTCGCCGCTATGGTGGCCCAGCTTCTTCTTGCAGTGTACCATATTATATCCTTGTGAAGTGGCTTGATTTCTTTCTTGATCAATGCGCCACGCTTGTTCTTCTTCATCTCGGTAGGTCCGATTCTCTTCAGGTAATCACCAAGCGTTCTTCGGAAGCTTGATTCCTTCGTTCCGTCATCCAGGATGCCGAGAAGGTGGTCTGTACCTCTGTACTTCTCTATAATCGCCATCGCTTCCGGCTCAACCTTGATGTCGTAGAGTCTGCCGGTCTTGTTGCGCTTGTATTGGATGCGCCCTCTCTTGATGCAGTCAGCAGGAAGTTCGAGCAGGTCGGAGAGGTTGATGCCTATCAGATAGAACCCGAGCATGAACAAGTCACGATACTTCTCCATAAAAGGCTCTACCGGAAAGTCACGATACTCCCTCATCTCCTCGGCACTCAGATACAGGTACTGCTGACGCTCGGTCTTGATGGAAAACTTACGGAAAGGATATTTGGGGGTAATCTCGTTGTCTATGGCCCAGTTGAACACCGTACGTATGTTTCTGAGGTCGATGGCTATTCCGCCGCTCATACGACCCTTCAGGAGTTCATGCGCCTGGAATCTCTCAAGCCAGTCCCTGTCGATGCTGTCGAAGTCGGCATGCTCATCGAAGGATTCTATTCTCTTCCTTGTTCTTAGAAATATCTCCTTGGTGCTGTCCTTGGCCTTTGTCTTGATGAACTCATCGATGTAGTAGAGGATATTCTTCTCTACAGATGCTGCCCTTCCGTTTATGATGGCTTTGATTTCGTCCTTCATTCTTGCTGCCGGAAGTTCGCCGTTCATATAGATATATTCCTCCACGGACGCAAACAGCCTTGCAAGCATTGCCGTCTTGGCTCTTGCGTTCGGAACACTCTTCGGGAAGATCATCCCGCTGAACTTGACGGTACTCGTGATTCCGGTATAGACCTGGAATCTCTTTCCGTTGTAACTTATGATGAAGAAAACCTTCAGTGACTTTCCTTCAACGTATGTCTTGATGCTATTCATACTTACTCACAGATTTTACTCACAACTCAATTTTACTCACATATTACTCACAAAACTACTCACATTGGCGTACATTATGCACGTTTTTGTACCTATTTTATGGGTGAAAATGATGGATTTTGCTATGTTTTTAATGGTGAAAAATGATGTAAGTGACTGATTATTAGTATTTGAGCGAGATACGGGAGTCGAACCCGCCTCACAGGCTTGGGAAG